GCCTCAACGGGTTCAGGGCTTTTCCCTTTTCTAAAATAGCTCGAAATTCCCATGTGTCTAACATTTTGTCTAACACGCCCGAGCTAAAGTTTCGCGAATAATTTCAGAGGTCATCTTTTTTCTCGACAAATCAAGGTGTCCATATATATTACAAGTCATCTTTATATCGGCGTGACCCATCCAATCTTGGACGTCCTTGAGCGAACAACCTTTGGCGAGAAGAAGGCTCGCACAACTATGTCTTAGATCGTGGAATCTTATATGCGGGAGATTATATTTTCTCAATAGGTCTCCGAATTTGTGCGATATATATGACGGGTCATACATTGCGCCATTCGCCCATTTGAAGATATAATCATTCTCCACATAGGTGTCTCCAAAGAACTCTCTGTTCTTCTGTTCCTCTTCTTTGAGCTGAAGCAGTAGCTCTCTAATTTCAGGAAACAGCGGAAACGACCGATAACTTGATTTGTTTTTGGTTTTGTCTTTCTCGACAACCTTGGTTGACATAGAGACCGTGTGGCGTATAAGGATAGTATTTGTGTCAAAATCAATGCTTTGCCACTGTAGACCCAAAACCTCACTGCGCCGCAGTCCATACATGACTGTAGTTTGGATGAGCGGATGCAAAGGCTCGTCCTTTATGGTCTCAAGCAGAGTGTTAATTTCACTGGCGTTATACCACTCATACTCCCGTCTCTCAAGTTTTGGGAGCCTCACGAGTTCACAAGGATTAGACCTTATGAGCTTATGCCGCATAGCCTCCTTAAAGGCAAGCTGAAGAACATTCTTGTGCAGACGAAGGGTTTTAGGTGATAGACCGCCATTCCCATCTTTTCTGCCGTGGGTCGCCTTATAGTCAAAATATTGCTGTATATTGTCAAGGTTGGCATCCACTAATTTTATTTTGTGTTCCTCAAAATACGGTTGAACATGAGAATCAACTATAACCTTATAACCGTCCCAAGTTACAGTATCTATAAACGGCTTAGTCTCCGTGAGCCACTGGTCTAAGTAGTCCGAGATAAGTATATTGGGTTCATAAATCAGCTGAGCACTTTCATACTCGCTAATTATTGACCGCATAGCCGCCTCAGCTTTACGCAGATTATTCTTTACTTCATAACCTGTGTAAACCCACTTCTGCTTACGCTTTCCAGTGTTGTCTACGAAATTCAGAACGGCATAATATTTGCCGCGTTTTGCTTGCAAGCTTCCTGTCAATTAAATAATCTCCTTTCTGTAGTCCGCTTGCTGTTGTACGGTCATTTTAGCACAACAGCGCAAAATGTCAACTACCGGCAGAAAGAAAATTTTCAATACTCTTTTTAGTAATTAAGTAGCTTGTACCTATACGAACAGAGGGAATAGTACCGTTATGTATAAGGTCATACGCAGCCTTTCTTCCTATTCGCAACATTGTCTGCATTTCTTTAACAGTTACCACATCAGGATAATTGTCAAACAATCAAATCATTCCATTTCCTTTAAATTTTATCAATCAATCAGTAACCACGAGCACAATAGAAGGTCCACTCGCTACAATTTCATCATCTCTATATGGCTCTACTATTGTCGCCTCCACACCCTCGCGCTTTTTAAGTTCTTCCACGAGGTCTTTTGTGGATATCTCAGTAAGAGAATAACTCATTTAGCACACTCCTTTGCTTCGCACCATTTTGCCGATGTCGGCAATTTGGTTAATATAAGATTTTATCAGTGCCCTGCGGAAACTGTCTACTCCTCATCAGTGGAGCGACTTTCTATCCGCAGGGTCTTTTAGTTCCCGCCGCGAGTTCACGGCTTTGTAAACCCTACGACTCGTCTACCGCTTATGGTGCGGCGCATCCTCGTAGAGCGTAATCAGTAACTGCATAACCGCCATTATTACAGTTTGCAAAAAGAAGTAGATTTTCCATTTAAACTCCTGCACCCATAGTTAATGGTGAGATAGACTGTCCATCTCGCCACTTTAAGTCCCTACTTACGGCAAGGGATTTCCGCTTTTTTAAGTCCCAACTTACGGTATGGGATAACCGCTTTTTTAAGTCCTGCTTTTACGGCGCAGGATCTCCGCTTAGACATGGGTGACAGAAGTATCGTTATATCACGCCAAGGCTCGCGAGCAGCTGGATAATTGCCACAATAGCAATACCACCAGTGAGAGCAAAGACGTTTAAAAAGTTGTAGATCAATGCAATCAGCATAATATCTCTCCTTTACAGGTCGGCGTAGTCGGGCTCAGTGCTCGGGAAGAACGCTACGCCCGGCACGAACTTAATAACATCCGACGGCTCCGGCACACACATCTCTCCCGTTACCGGGTGTCGGTAAGGCTTCGGCTTACGCCTAACCTTCTGAAATGTACCAAAACCATATATTGACAGCTTATCTCCGTCGTTAACGACCTTGGAGATAGCGTTGCACACTGCATTAATGCAGAACTCTGAATCACCGAGGGTGAGAGAGTTATCTTTCGCCACAAGTCTTATAAGTTCCTTGCGATTCAAATTATCTTCCTTTCTTTCCTCAAAAGGCGACAAGCTTCGTCGCCGACTCAATGTTATAACCATCTTTATCGAGACACACATAAATACAACCCTGCTGCTGAGAGTTAACCAACGCGCCGTCACCATATCTCATTTTCTGTGTCTCACACGCCGCACCCTGCTCATACATAGTGGTGTTTCCGATTTTATACGAACCGAGTCTGTGCGTATGCGCCATTACAAGGCAGTTGAAATCATACCCTTCATTGCGGAACCACAGCACAGCTTTCTCCGCCGTCTTCATAGGTGAACTGCTAAAAGCCTTCGGGTGAACAAACATTACATGACCTATCTGCGAAAACCACTCGCCAGTATAAACGACTTCGATATCATCGAATGTCTCACGAAGCGGCTCAAACCACGTCTTAATATGATTGCGACGGTCGTAATGATAGAAGCCATCAACGAAGATGTAGTCCAGTGCCGTCTCGGGCATAAGCTCCTGAAGGTCTGAATCGAGGTGGTTGGCGAGATATGCTCCGAGGCGAAGCTCATGGTTGCCGTAGTTTGCGATGACCTTCTTCGGTTTTATGTAGTCAATAAGGTCTATAATGTACTGCCGACCCTCAACCAGTTCCTCGATACACGGTATGCGATACGACTTCGAGAATTTGGATATCGACTGACAATCAAATATATCTCCGTTGAGCTGTAGGATGTCTACACGCCCGACATACTTTGAAAATGTCTCTATAGGCTTTGCGAACGGGAAGTGCAGGTCTGATATAGACAGAACCCTCGTCGCCACGCCGCGCTCAGCTATCTCACGTTCATAGTTGCGACCGCGATTGAAAGCGGCAAATTCTTTTCGATAAGCGCTCTCGCCGAGCGTCTGACCGCTTTCTGTATTGAGCAACTCGGCTATCTGGTCGCAAGTGAGACCATAAATTTTCTTGTTATCGAAGAGCCGAACGAAGTAGTCAACATAGGACTCTCCGCTCTGCTTCTTAGCGAAGTCTTCCATCAGCGGCTCACCTCCACGGTTCGTGGCGAAGCTTCTTTAGGTAGCGCATCACCTTAAAGCCCTCGGTGCAGTAGTATGTTTTCTTTCGACTGGGAGCGTAGCGGTTCGTTACCGTTATATGCGTTCCGGGAAACTTCTTTCTAATCTTAAAAGCTTCCTCCTGCGAGATTTTAACTATATAAACCATTCCTTTTTATCAATTTGGAGCGAGTTTTCTTACCCCTCTCCTATTGTAACCGCACGGGACACCCCTAAAATTTGTCGCATAATACGGCTATTTTAAGGGGTCGTTTATCCCGTTTGGGTCGGATTTTAGCCTATTTTTTGTAAATTTTTGCGTGATTTGTTGTCAATTTACGCGAAATATTTATATCGAGTGTATCTCTTTCCATATAGCTCAACATCACCCTCGTCGTCTTCTGCGAGCAGTCCGATAGGTTCTGCACCCGCTTCGAGAACCTCGTAGAACGAGGTGTTGGGGTAGCCAAAGAGTATGTTAAATATCTTACGCTGAATCTGAGAATAACGAGATTCTTCTATCTGGCGCAGGAGGTAGACCATATCGCTCTTGGTGAACGACATATTGCCCACATATTCTACGCACTCCTGCCTAATATCGCAACACTGCATCTGTTTTACGGAAGATTCTATGTCCGAGGCATATACACTCTTTATCTCATTTGTCATGTCTGTTACGGCATTGATGACGCGGGTGACTTTCTCGTACTGTCTACGATGAACATCTATGCCATTACCCACAAGAGCGGAGAAGGGGAGGTACTCCTGCTTCTTTCCTATCTCTTCTCTCTGAGCCCTGTACGAATTAATACAAGTCTGCACATGATCCATGGTCGTCAAATGCTTCTTGTAATTCTTTCGCTTGCGGTCATAGTAACCTTTGCCGATATCCTTCGCCTTGAAGAAGTTGGGTTTAATGGCTCTTCCGTCATCGCCCTCAATCTTATATTTATCACGCAGTCGGCGAAGCTCCTTAGCATTATTGATATTGAACTCTTTCTTTGCTTTGTCGATTTCAATGCCGCTCATAATATTCAAGATACATACATCTTTATATATTTCCTTAATATCACTATAACTGCCACCACGATTGAGGACATCCCATATGCGGGTATTGAGCTCCTGACTGAGGTTGATGATATCGCCTATAAGATTGTTGCTCGTTTTAACATCAAGGTCAACCTGCTCGTCGTGAGTGTATCTGCGTTTTTTCTTAACGGACGAGACATCCGGAACCGCTATCAAAAACTTACCTTCGTTCTTAAGTGCAGCATTGATAAGGTGAAGATTATCCGTAACAAGCGAGGTATCTGAATCAAAATCGCAACCCGATAATTCGTTTAAGACATTTTCACCAATACTGTTTATACAGACTATCTCGTTCGTCAGATTAAAGTAGCGGTCGATCTCGCTACACTCCACATTCGTCGGAACCCACACATTGCTCATTGAGATATGGGGGCTGCGCGAACCTACGAGCCTCTGCCCGTACCCGAACCTCTTCGTGTGTATGTTGCCAACACCCAGCACCGACACGCCGTCGAACTTGCCGATGCTCGCCTGTAACATCTCGATTGGATTGCCAAACAAGGTTTCGTAATTGCCCTCGACAAGCACATGACCGAGCCTAAGATTTTTTGTAAAAGACTTAAGAATATCTATCTTGAAGTCATGATAAAGCTTCGTCTGCGCAAACCTGTCATTGAGACCGAGAAGCTTATATACAACATCATTCTTCGACTCGGCAGGGGAGATGTCAAATTCGTCTTCTATCGGATATTTGATATGGTAGCGCAGAACTGCGGGGTCTGTTCTGATAGCTGTCATATAGTCAAATGTCTCCTTAAGGAACGCCGCCGTCTCAGCCTTGTCCATCTGCAAGCTGTTGAGAAGCTGATAGTGCGTCTGCACCATACGCCCGTCAAAAAAGTGAGTCGGCTTATCATACTTAACAACGCCAAAAGTATTGTCGATGTGCTTCATCCAATCGTTTATCGTCCCGAACTTCAGATACTTGATGCTGCTCGGCGTGGTTACTATCTTTATATCTTCCACACGCTTCGCTTTAGTGTAGCCTTTTAGCTGGCTCACCTCTGTTATGCCGTGGTCGGCAAACCACTGCTGCAAGTTTGTATTGAAGCAACAGCATTTAAAGAAGAGATTGCGGAGTAGTATCATGCCCTTATCGCTGTATTTGCCCATAGCTGATATATCTATAAGCCCCTGTCCGTCCCAGATAGAGTTGGTTATCTGCTCGTCTTTTTCTTCGGCGATTAGGTGGTCGCCATCTTCGCTGACGGACATAACCCTATCGAAGAATTTGCTCTCGTAGTCGTCTATCACGAGAATGTTCTCGGGGTTTATTTCCAGTATATCAATAATAGAGCTTGACGGCAGAGAGATATATGACTCAAGCGCAGCAAGGTCTACCTCTTCACCCTCGGCGACTTTCAGTCCACACATCTCCCACTTGTGCATACGAGCATACAGCTTCTCGTCAATAAAGAGACACTTGCCAACGCGAGAACTGCCGCTTGACCTCTTCCACCTGACATACCTTATTCCATTACACACAAAGCCATCATTATACAGTGTCCTGCGCAGCTCCGCTGTGCTCTTCAGCGTCTTAGGTGTTTTGATAAGCGTGTATACGCCACCTTCAAAACCGAAGTATTTACCGAGCACCTCGTCAGATACCGGATATTCCACAGGCTGTCCAAGTATTATTCCCACCAGCTCGCCGTCTTTTATAGCCACGCAGTCATTGAAGTTAAGGTCTGAGTCTTTATATCCAAAGCGAATATACCTATTTCTACCGGCTTTATTAAACTCCGCCACCGAGTATTTAAAGGTTACATTTATTACACGCGAGGTATACTCTTTCTTTCTTCCGTAAAAGCTGAAGTTAGTGCGGCGGTACACTTTCTCATAAACCTCGCGCAGTTTTATCTGATCTAAACTGTAATCGAGTGTGTTGGCATATCGTCTATAATTGACCTTGCCGTCTTTATCCACCAACGAATAACCTGCGTCGGGGTATAGCTCATTTGTTATGTATATATCCTTAGCGTCGATACCCGGTATATATATTGTATTACCTATAGTTAATTCTCCTCATCCATATCCGTATTTATGGCTTGATTTCCATAGTCTATGTAATCGACTTCACCCCAGCTACCGTGGCAGGGGTAGTCGTTGTCGTCGTTGCCGCAGCGGTTAATCCACGGGCAACCCTCACAAAATCCTCTGTTCAACTTCTTTGTTTAATCCTTTCTTTAAAATGCCGTTCACACCTTTCCTTATATCAGCCATACTCATTTTCGTTCGAGTTTTGCTGTCTATATATTACAAACTTCGGTTTAAAGTGTCCCGGTAGGGTAGTTTATGCCCCGAGTTTCAATGTTTTATTTTTATGTATTTAGCTTAGCCTTCTCCACTCTTCTCCATGATGAATGGTGCAGGTCTTTCCGCAAGTCGGACAATCGTCAGCAATTACAACATGGTCGTCCTTAGACCACACCGCAACCCTCTTGCGTGAAGATATCCATTCTGTGTGGCAAGCGGAACACACGAAGCGCTCTTTATCGTTTACCATATCACTCTTCTTGGTTATGCGTCTGTGAGTGTAAGGCAGAGTTACTTCTAAAATAGAACCCACGATTGTACAAGACAGCAAAATAAAAAAGACCAACATTGCTACCATCCCGTCTGTCATTATTTGTTGACCTCCTTATTAATAATACCATCTATCGTCTGCGCGACCTTAACGAAGTCTTCTTCCTTATAGCCCTTCGAGTATTTATTGGTTAAGCACGAACCAACCGCCTTTAGAACATTGTCACTAACAAAGCTCTCTAAAGCGATGAGTTCTATATTGTGGGCTTGTCTTTCTTCTTCATCTCTTATGTACTTAAATACTTTTGATCCCATTCACTTAACCGCCTTTATTTATTTTGTACTGTTTGATTTTCTTTCTTTTAACTTGCAATAATTTGGTGTGTCTTTAAGCATGTTAACCATATTTTCTTTACTAATTTCACACGGCTGTGGAAACGGCATCCAGTGTGTTACACAAATAGGCTGTCCTTCATCCCAATCATTTAAAGTATCAAAACCATATTCTCCATTTGCAGCTGGAATATAACCACCGCACCCTACAAGCCCTTCACATACTTTGACACGCAGATCCGTCATTTTACCATGACTTTCATCTTCAAGTACCATAATCAAACAACTATCATTCGGAAATTCTGGCTTTTCATCAAATACACTAATCCATTTATCCATTAGTTCACCTCCCTCACGCGCATACCATAGGTGCGCCGATAAACCCCTTTTCTATAAGCTTCTTGTGGAAGAACTGCTTGCCCTGCGGTGTAAAGAGCACCCTTACCGATACGATATCCGACTTAGTGTACCAATCTTTTGTCTCGAACAAGCCCTCGTTGCTCTTCTTTGCGTAAGGACGAAGCTGTTTGGCTGGAGTGCGGTACAGGTACTTTTCATCTATCAGAAAGTTAACGAACTTACGCTCAGAGATACCAAGTTCTTTGGCGGTGTCTCGAAGCCCTGTACATTTATTAGGGCTAACAAACGTGTCATAGAAGTCCGCCTTCGGCTGAGCGACATCGAGCTTTGATTCCAACGCGTTCGTTTTGTCGCGCAGTTTAAGAAGCTCTTCTGCAAACGCAAACATAACATTGGGGTCTTTCTGGCATTTAGCAAGAAGCTCATCGGTCATGTAACCGCCTGTTTTACGAATGGCGGGAAGGATGTCCGCCGTAACCCAGCGTTTAAAAGCTTTAGCATTAGGGAGCTTGCTCGAAATGATGAGACTGTAAAGACCTGATTCATTGATAATTGCTGTTTTCGTCTGTCCTATAGGCACATTCCCGTTTTGGGAATCTGCTATATCCATCATCAAAAAGGTTTTATCCTCACTGTCTACATGGGTTAAGATTGCCTTACTCGAATTACTGTACCCCAGCACATCAGCCACATCTTTTCCCACAAACCACGGTTCGCCGTCAATAGTTATGGTGCGGATTTCTCCAAATTCCTCATTGTTAAATACTGTCAGTTCATTCATTTCATTTTCTCCTTTGTTTATAATGTTAAAATTTGCAAATGGGGGTAACTTTTCGTTACACCACCTCTATCATTACGAGACTATCGGACATTTTTGTCCAATAGGTCTGCCTCACTTCTCTGCTCTGTACTTCGCTAACGCCGCCACTGCTTTTTCTCTTTGTTCCTCAGAGACGCTTCGAGCGGCGTTCTTTCTTATAGTAACTGCGGAAGGGATAGCCTTTAGAATCATCCCGCACACAGTGCCGTCGTCATAAACCGTCTGCTCTACAGGCGTCCAACCCTTACGCAGCGCGGCATTGAAGTCTTTCGGAACGGTGCTGTCCATCACCCAGCCGTCACCACTTCTATATATGTGCGTCTCTCGCTCACTCACAGATATCTTACTCGTAATCGTCTTCGTCTTTATCGCCATTCTGAATCCTCTCCATCCAATCTTTTAAAAGTGTCCTCATTCTTCTACTCGGCACATACAGCCATATCTCTTCCCCGCGTCTTATAGCTGATCTCCATATCCACTGCAACATAGTTGAAAGAGCGTACATATCTTGGTCTACCTCTACACCAAATTTCTCATACACACGCCTCTCCGCGACATTCATAAACAGGTTAACGGCGTAGGCGAGATACCTCTTGTTGATATATGAGTTAGTAGCCCTCTCGTTGAAGACGACGTAACTCTTGGTGTAGCCTTTGCCCTTAACCTTGTTACAGGCGCTCTTATAGGTTCCCCACATACGCTCGTCCGCGGGTGAGTTCTTCCATATATGCTTGTAGCAGTTGGCTATATGATTCTTAACAGCCTTGAGCTCGCCATCCTCACCAGCCTTGCGTCTCTGATACCAATTCATAGACAGCGCATGGGGCGGGTCGCCTATACGGTTGAGCTTTGGCGACTCTATTATATGTATAAGGTCTTTGATGTGTTTGGTGTACTCCGGCACATAATCGGTATTATCCGAAAAGCGGTAGACCCCGTCCTTTAGCGACACACCTATATATGTATAGGGAATTTTATTGGCTTTCACAAAATAGCAAAGGCTCTGCCCGCCGAACAGATAGGTCAGTATAAACACCTCATCAAACGAAGTAAGCAGTTCGGGTGACAGCGCCCAATAATAAAGCTTCTCCTTTGACCCATTGTTGAGGCTTATAATGCTATGAGAGCGAAGCATCTTCATTTCTTCGGAGAACTTGCCTTCGTCATACCATTTACCCGTCGGCAGATATACACCATTGTCATTCGTCAAAAATCCTGTAGCCTTGAGCATTTTTACGTCAATAGGCTTCAATTGGCTTTCAACAAGAACCTCTAAGCTCTCATCTATGATGAGGGTATACCCGAGTTCCTTTATCTTAGCCAAGGTCTCTCGGGAGTAGCTCTTGAAAGCCACATGAGTAGTGGTAATATTGCGCCCCTTTTCAACGAGAGCCGCCGTGTGCTCAGTTTTTCTAAAATGGTATTCCCCCAGCTTGTTGCTCGGTTCAACGAAGTGCAGCTCTGGGCACCCCTCTTTGATACGATTGCTCTCCGCCAGATACGGCGTTACATAAATAAATTTCTTTTCCTTGTGTTCGTTCATATAGGTAATGGCAGCTTCAGTTTTACCAGCACCCATAATCGCGTCGCATACTTTAATACTAATAGTGTTTTCCTCCTTTGAGTTTTGTCGTTTTCTTTAATTGGAAACCAAAAGGTTCCGAGCTATCTCACACCCCTTGTGTATCAAGGCATCTGAGCACCCCCTTGTTATAAAAACAATATATGTTATGTGAAGGTCACAAGTCCACTAACGTGTCCTTGCTCGCCACATAATTCCGTCTACGGAGTAGGCGGGAGGCTACGCTATACCACCTCGGGAGAAGTTCTCTTCGCAAGCTTCGCTAACTTCTCTTCGGAGATACCGCTGACGCCTCCCTCAAACATCTCCGTAGGCGGGTGGAAGGCTTCGCCTTATTTCTAAAGGAAGACTGCATCCTCGGTTCGCTCCATCTTGAGGCGAACTCAGCAAGCCTTTAACTGCGCTGCGCTCCGTTTCCGTTCGCCTTATTAGTGTCGCTCACCTCGGATTTGCCTTGAAACGGCTTACGCCGTAGCCTGTACCACCATGTTATGTATATACCTTACACCCGAGGTTAGCTGATTTACCAAAATCTGAAGGTTAAATTTATGAATAAATTATTAACAGAAGTAGAGGGTAGAAGCTTGGCGCGTAGCGATAAACATAAATAAAAAAACGCGCCCTTCGGCGCGTAAGACGATCGTACATATATAGAACTTGTAGAAGCTTTCTTCGAAGACGTCAGCCTGTACATACCAACCCTGATGAGTCTATAGGCTTATACCACGGACGAAAGACCGCTCGTAAGGTAGACTTTAGGGATTTTAGCCTGTACCACATCTTTATCTCGGATGCTCGTAGGGGTAACTTTGTGCGTAGAGCGGGCTTTTACCAGTTTTTTTAAAATTTTAAAAAGCACCAATCTACCTGACCCGTAGAAGATACCCTCCACTATGGGCGGGATTTGTGTAGTTCTGAGGGTCTATTTTGACGACGTGTGAGTGGGGTTGATTAACTAAGCGGTTTTTCGCGATTATTTTTCTACTATAGGTTTAAAATAGCCCCCTTGCGGGGGATAATCCATAAAGGCATATTTTATGGATTATTATACCTATATAGTCGAGGTATACAAGCTATGATATTTTAGTGTTATATAAGCATTATTTTTTGTTGTATTTACAACGACAACGCCGTCTACACGTCAACGTCAACACTGCATAATATCACCGTCAACACGTCAATTATGTCTATAAAGCAAAATAAAAAAATACCTATACACCAAAAGATAAATTCCGATGTGTATAGGTATTATATTATATATTATATAGGTAGGTATATATGCCTATAATGCGCGTACCGTCTCACCGTCGGCGGGAGCGTCGCACGGCGTAGCCGTGCCCCGAAGACTTGCGCAAGCGTTATATGCTATTATAGAATATTATATATCGTTGTCGGTACTGCTGCCGTTCGGCGGCAAGCGTAGAACGCCGCGTACATAGTCGGCGGATATCCCACGGGCGCGGGCTATGCACTCAACGGCGGCGTTAATGTCGGCGGCGGCGTTAGGCGGCGCGGGGCGGTTGAGCAGAGTATCTATAGATATATTTAAATAATCGCATATACGGGCGAGCGTGATATAGGACGGCGCGCCGCCGTGCGTCATTTTAGTTAAAGCGGCGTGATTGATGTTTAATTCTTGCAACATAGTTTTCACCGTGATATTTTGTCTCGTGCATTCTTTTTTAATCTTTTCTGCAATAATAGTGGGGTCATAATTGTTAGTATTGCACAAGTTAATCAGCTCCGTTGCGTAGATTTATTGTGTATATGTTACAAAGATGTGTAAAATCTCTAAAAAGTTCATTATTTTTCTTTTTCGAGTATAACAATGCACTTTTTGGTGCTATACTATGGGCGTACTCGAGAGAGACCCACGGACAAGCCGCCGACGATGAGCCGCTGAGCCACGCGGACAAGGCGCGCGGGGTATCTTGTAAAGTACAGTCATCCGAATATACACCATTATATAATAGGGGGGGGTAAAAGTCAAGCGCGGTCAATCGGCTTATTTTATAGGCGGAATGATACGCGACAAACGGAATACATAAATATTATTGTATGCCCTTGCAATACTTTGATGTTGCTATCACGCTATGACGGCTTTATAGCTATCAGCCCGGGGCGGCGCGTGCCGTGACGCGCTTATCGTATGCGATAATATTGTAAAATATCGGTAACGGCGGCGGGACACTCTCAACCGTTACCATGCCGCATAGGGGCGCTATGCGGGGCGAATAAAGGCATTTTATCACAAGTCCGTAAAAGGTCAAAGAAATAACTGCCATTTAAGCGGGTGCATTATCTGTTTAAATACTTTGATTTTGTTGTGCTAAGGTGGAGAGTCCGGGGACGGTTGAAAGCCGTCCGAACCTTTTGAGTTCCTTTTGCCGTTGGTGTTTGATATATACGCGATAAGTATATCGGCAATAAGAAAAAAATAAACCGTGCATTAATGCTATATTGATATTTTAGCTTTACACCGCCCGCGCTATTTCTCAGGAAATACGAACAACGGACGGTAATTTTTATTCTTAGGAATAAATATTTATTGTAAAGCGGGGATATTAATGTTTCATTATTGGAAAATGCACGGCGACGGGCAACAATTGATACGTTGGTACAATAGGACATTTTAACACATTTCGAGCGCGTGAGCTGTTATATGTTCACGCGTTTTTTAATATGCTAAAATGCATATAAAAATTTTAAATAAGGACGGTAAAAAATCATGAAAAAGACAACAGAAAAGAAAGCATTACGGAATATCACGGAAATTAAAGCGGAGCTTGAAACACGCGCTAACGCCTACAACGCGGCAATAAATGCCGACGATACAAAGGCGGCAGAGCTCGAAAAGCTCGACAATGAAATATCAGAGCTTGAAAAAGAGTACACCCGCGCCGCGTTTCATGCAACGGCTCTTGAATTGCTCGATAAACCCGCGCCCATGCTTGCGGCGGCAACGGCTCTAACTTTCGAGACGCTGAAACACAAAGATAAAGAGGATGAAAACGGCATAAAATCGCGTGAAATTGTCACGGCTGAACGCCCGCTTGATTTTGTCGCGCTTGAATCATTTTTTGTTGAGCGCGGAAAGAAATTCGGCGCGGAATCTGCATGGGTTTACAAAGTCGCGGCTTTTAATCGTTTGCTCTGCATGAGAACGGCGCAAAGTATCGGCGCGGATGTGAAAACAGTCGCGGAGAAGTTCGCTACACCTACACAAGCCCGCGATATCAATCTCGGCAAAACGCCGACAAGCAACACGCAACTGCTCAAGCAGTTACAGATGATAATTGACTCTATGCTTTATGTAGAGGGCGAAAAGGGCAATGTCTATAAAGCAAATTCGCACGATGTCGGTTATCTGTTGTCCCTCTACGCAAAGAAAGGGCACGGCGTTCTGAGTGTTGCGGCGGCTCGCCCGAAGTATCTTGAAAAGCTTATCGCTGAAATACTTCACCGCATAGTTACCGAAAAGTCCTATAATATCGAGTTCAAGGAAAAGAAAGACCGCGCAAGCGGCAAGATAGATCCTAAACCCGCCGGGGCTGTTGAATCCGCGAGAAAATCCGCGAAAAAATCGAGTGCAAAGGCTCAGACAAAGGCAAAGGCAACAAAAGCGGCATAAAAAAATTTACGCTCAAAAGTGAAATTAAATCAAAACTAAAAATCTAAATTAGAAGGGAAATTTAAAATGAAAACTAAAACAAAAATATATGCAATAATCGCAACCATCATGACCGCTTGTTATGCCGTACTGATTGCCCTGAGCGCGTGGAATCTCGGCGTACAGATGAAAATCAATGCGCTCAAAAGCGACGGCAGGAATGTTATGTACACCGACGCCGCCGCCTTCGCGGAGGTTTGCGATGAAATCGACCATCTAAAAACTCTAAAAGCGTGGAATTAAATCTAAAACAGAAAGGAATTGAAAATCATGGTAAACACTATACAGAATGATTATGACATGCAGGCAAATGAGTTTTCAGAACGAAACGGAATTGAAATCAAAATCACTTTTAAGGAGCGAAATTCAAATCCGATGTGGGAGGAAAATTATTTGCGAAACTGCTATTCGGTTTATATCCGAAACACAAACAGCGGAGCGGTTATGCGCGTGACATTTTGGGATTCCATATATAACACAATACACAACATCACGCCGACTTGCTACGACATTCTCGCGTGTTTGACGAAGTATGACCCCGGTGACTATGAGGATTTTTGTTCGGAATTTGGGTATGAAACCGAAACCGAAAACGAATTCGGCAGACTAACACAAAATCCGAACGCTTATAAGATTTGGAAGGCGTGTTGTCACGAATGGGAAGGAGTAAAGCGCGTATTCGGAGAAGATGAAATACTCGAAGAATTGCGCGAAATAAACTAAAGAAAATCACTTCGGAAATTGGTAATGAAATTATATTCCCGAAGTGTTTCTATTCTCAAAACATACTCTAAATACTACAAAATCGAAACGAAAATGAAAGGAGCGAACATTTTACTATGTCATACGAAAAGTTTGTAAAGGGAGTGATATGGAAAGTCGGATTTGAAACGAAAATCCGTTTTGAAAACGACGGCGAAAAGTATACGGCATACATAACGGGCGGAATTATTATCTACGGAAATAGCATATCCGCTCTTGTATTGGTGCGCTGGGGCGACGGTCATTCGGCGCGAATAAAATTAGAGGAGAAAAGGAAATCATGAGCTATAGTACCTATGGGGTCGAAGTCGAAAAGAAAAACGGTTTGGTAATCGGAAAGCATTTCGACAATCTCGATGATGCTATGTGTGTAGCCGAACGGGCTGTGTATGAGCGCGGCTGCGTGTGGTCGTGCGTATATATGCCTAACGGCGATATCTATGTTGAGTATGAGATGTAAATCGAATACAGCGTTAGCTAATATGAAGTATAGCTTTAGCTAATACGAAAAATGTAGCGTAAAATTTTAAAAGATTTTGGTAAATAATCGAGGTCGTGATATAAGATAGAGCCGCCGTGAAAGGGAAACCAAACTCGGCAACTAAATTTAAAATCAGAAAGGAAATGAATTATGAAAATTGAGAATAGAGTTGAAGACCATATAAATTTTGACGAGATTCGCTGTGGCGATATGTTTCGTGGCGATGACGGTTGTTATTATATGAAACTACTTGGTACAAGTTGCTATGCCGCTGTTAATCTTGCTACTGGGATAGTATCAAAATTTGATGATGCCGAACTCGTAACCCCGGTGCCTAACGCAAAAATAGTAATTTAAAATCAGAAAGGAAATGAAAAAATGACGAATGGCAGGGCGTATGCCGTTATTGCAAAGCACACATTTGTAGCGTATAGGAAATATGAGGGCGATAGACAGATAATTGTTTTTGCTACAAATATCGACGAGGCAGAGTACATAGCAAAAAGGTGTTTGATACAAGCTCTGTATTTGTTAAGCGAATAAGTCCAACAGCAAATCCGCAAGCGTTTACAGCAAATCCGCAGATGTTTGAAATATAGTGATAATTTAAAATCAGAAAGGAGATCAAAATGAAAATCGAAATCAAAACCGGGAACGCTGCTTTTCATGACTGTGACGCGGAAAATGAATATGCCGACTACTACACCACGGCGGCTGAGCTTGACCGAATTTTCGGGCAAATAAGCAGAGCTGTAGCCGAAGGGCGAACAGACGGCAAGGTGATAGACAACAACGGAAACATATGCGGAGAGTGGAAGATTTGAAATGAAAATGATTTTTGTTGTGGTTGTCACTGCCGAAAACGGAAAGTATTTCGCCTTCGCCGACACGATAGCGACGGGTAATAACTTAATCGCCATACTTAAAAGATACAACGCTGATATATGCCATTTATGCGAAAGCCGTATAGAGGCGGAGAAACTGGCGCGAAAATGGAATGAGGCGTATAGACAAAACGGTACAAACTTATTTTAAATCAGAAAGGGAATCAAAATGGAATTGAGATTTGCAATCACAACTGTAATTGAAATTGCCTTCGTCGTCGCGTTTTTGTATGCGCTGTGGCACGAGGGTAAAATTATAGCTTTCGAGGAACGGATGGAAGATGCCGTAGCTCGATGGCTTGCAAAGAAAATCATAAACAGAAGGAGGAGGGCTGCGGTTGACAGAAGAAGACAGAATGAAAAGGTTCGTTAAGCACAAAATCAAAGTCCTAAAGGAATTGGGCGTGAGTTTGACAACCGAAGATGAAAAGCGTTTGGCGACGGCTTCCAGTTATATCGCTGTAGATAATATGGCGAGAACGATGATTCAGAAATTAAATTGAAATTCAGGAGGAAAATGAAATGAGATTTCAGGTTGGAGATCGAGTAAGAGCTATCCGAAATATATATGGTTTTGAGATTAAATTCCTTCGCGGAACGATAGCCACAATATCCGGAAACAATATAGGGGTGGCTTTTGATTCTTATGTACCGGGCGCACATAGTCTTGACGGACTATGTGAATATGGTTTGGGTTTGTGGGTTGGTGAAGATGATTTGGAGCTTATTGGTAAATCAACACCCGAACCGACGCTCAAGAAATGCAACGAGCGAGAAACATTAACTTTTGCGACGCCGGAGCAGATTGTTGAGATTGTGAGCAAAACGGAAACTGGTTCTACTTTTACAATCAATGGGCTTAAGGCAGTTGTTATTGAACGGAACAATGGATTGGCTTGGTGTATTTCGGAGCCGATTCGGTGGAATAATGAATCGTTTGACTCGTTCTTGGCACAGTATCATTCTATCATGGTGGACTATGATTGGAGTATGGAGGATTTTGGAGATGATAAGGAATATCTTTCGCAAAGAGGAAAAGCGTTTCCGATATCTCTTGATGATTGGCGAAAACATTGGGACAAGATGGGTAGTTTCAAGATAGTGAATTCTATTTATAATCCTATTCGTCTCTCGACTGGATTAAAAAATACGCCATTTGTTGTGCGAGATATTCATTCGCGTCGAGTCGACGCGGGCTTGTTTAGCGGTAATCTTAATGTATGGAATGACACAACTTGCGTTAAGTTTGCTATCAAGAAGGAAATCTAAATGGAAAACAGTTTCAAGGTTGGCGATAGAGTTAGGTGTATAAAGGACGTTGAAAATTATCCATCGGGAGGAAAGCTTGGAACGATCTGTAATGTGTGTAGTTCGTATATAGGCGTGGCTTTCGATGAAGAGATTTCAGGACATACTTGTAACGGGATTTGCGCAGACGGACATGGTCTTTGGTGTTTTGCAAGCGAGCTTATCCCCGCAGTCTTCAAGAAAGCGTCAGAAAGAGAATACATAACAGAAATATAATTTAAAAATCAGGAGGAATTTAAAATGTATTTTGAAAATGAAAATAAAAAGTTTATGGAAGAACATAATAGCTTTACGGCAGAGGTTGATTATTACACAAAGCAGGTCAAGAAGATTTTCGATACTATCGGTATAGACCATGATTACACGATAAGCGGGATAAGAACCAATGTTAGCGCGTGGCTCAATGAGAAGGAACCGGTATTTGAACTTCTGCGGAAGCATCCTATGTGGAATGAAAAAGCAAAAGCGATTGTGTTTCTTAGAGATGAAATACGCTCGGCAGACATGGGTAAATTCAGATATGACCTTGAAGAACTTGAGTCATACATCGATAAAAAGATAAGCGAACATGGCATTAATCATAGCTCTATAGTAACCTCTGCTCTTCTCGCAATTTCAGAAAATGTAACGAAAGAGATTAGCGAAGAAGAGGCTGAAAAGATAAACAAGATCGGTTACTACAAGGAAATTCGTTCCGGAATGAAACGAAGCCGTGTTATCAATAACATATTTAAAGAATACCCCGTTGGCGACGATTACAAATTCGACGCAACGGGGCTTGTTGACCCTCACGAAAACGGTGACAGAAATTATGACAGCTACAACAAGAGATTTGCTGTTGTTGCCGATGACACGAATCCGCTCAAGATTAAGCGCATAACAGTTTTAAGTGCGAATATTTGTGATTTCCTTCTGATGTCAAACGGAAATTCGTGGAGCAGTTGTCACTTTATTAACAGCAACGGTGCATATCAGGGATGTTATAAGGCGGGAACGCTGAGTTATGCTAACGACGGCACGAGTATGATTTTCTATACACTCCCCGAATCTTATACGGGCGACGAGTGGTTTATGGAAGAGAAAATTACTCGCCAGCTCTTCTTTTACCAGAACGGTCTACTTCTACAGTCCCGTCTGTACCCGAAGGGCGGAGATTCAACCAGCGAAAATTATCGCGATTATAGGGCTGTTGTTCAGGATATTATGTCAACTTGTCTTGAAGTACCGAATCTGTGGAAGAAAGTAGATTGCGATTGGGATGAGCTTATAACAACCCACGACAATAGTTTTCACTACCGTGATTATTATGAGTTTCCCGATGAATGTGTTTTTACATACAATAAGGAAATGGAATCGAAAATCAATTCAGGTTTGTATATCGGTGGAGATTCCTATTGTGTCGATTGCGGCGACTTGATGAACACTTATGATGACAAAGAAAGTGAGTTACAGTGTATTGACTGTTGCGAGGGAAATCATTGTTATCGCTGTGGTTGCTCAGTGGGCGATGAAGACAATCTGCACGAAATAGACGGAGAACTCTATTGTGAGGACTGTTGCTTCTGGTGTGAGGTTCATGAGCAGTGGGAGATCAGGTATGGCTATAGGAGCGACGACTTCGAGCGAGATGTTTATATAGATGGGGAGTCTTACACGATGTGCGACGATGCTTTTGATGATAATGTGGTGTATTGCGAGAGGTGCGGCGAGTATGAGTGGAAAGACGAAGCTCATTTTGTGGATGACACTTGTATGTGTAGAAACTGCTATGAAGAATATATGAAAGAGAAAAACGAGGAGGAAAACGAAAATGAAGTTGCTTAACATATTTAAGTTCCCGCAGGACAAGCTCAAGGCGGCGTTGGTTTGTCATCTTAGGGACAAGGGGTATTCGCCGATAGTGAGAGACGGGTTCGTGTACGCCGAGGGTGAAATCCCAGTTCTGCTTGTTGCTCATATGGACACGGTACATAAGCATACACCGGATATCATTTGTATGTCCGATGATAAAAGCATAATGATGTCTCCGTTCGGAATAGGTGGAGACGACAGATGCGGAGTTACGATGATTCTTGAGGTTATCAAAGAACTGCGGTGTCATGTGCTCTTTACGGAGGATGAGGAAATCGGCGGCGTGGGTGCGGGAAAGTTTTGCGCGAGTGGAATAAAACCAAAAATCAATTTCATAATCGAATTTGACCGAGCGCATGAAAGGGACGCGGTTTATTATGAGCTTGATAACGAGGTGTTTGCTGAAACGGTAGAAAAATACGGATTTAAGCGAGACTACGGTTCTTATTCGGACATAGTGGATATAGCGCCGGTACTCGGGTGTGCCGCCGTTAATTTGTCGTGTGGATATTATAACGCTCACACTCAGCACGAATTTGTTTCTATCCCGCAAATGTACGCACAGGTTGAGAGAGCAAAGAAGCTTATAGCAAATGAGTGTAACAATTTCTTCGAATGGAAGGAGCTCGTATACGATAGAAGTTGGGATAGCGGAAATTGGTGCTACGGCGGATGGTACGATAATTATGACTACTATGACAGCAAAAACAAATCCAAATCTAAGAGTAAAGCCAAGCCTGTGTCCAAGGAAGTGTCACTTATACCAGACGACGCATACCTTCAATCGTCAGACGGTGACTGGATTGATGTCGGAGAGGAGATAGATGATTTCTTCGTGGATGATTCGGGAACGGTATATGTATACGACTCCGAATACTTAATGGTAATTCCATTATTTGAATATGTGGCGATAAGCGCAAATGGAGTGCCTTGTAAAATGGATCCGGACAACAGTTTTGTGGTTGAGGTTGAAGGATAAAAGGAAAGGAGAGTTAAAATGAATAACGGTTTAACAATCAAAGATGCGACTGAACGCTGGGTTCACGAAATGAACGCTATACCTACCGGCATGATTGAAAAGATGATGGAAGCAGATATAGATGATTGGAGAGAAGTTACATTGCCGAGCGTCGGCGATCAGGTATATGCAAATAGCTATGGGTTGGGCGAGGTCGCAGAAGTAACATCAACTGAAGACGGTGTTGTGCTTGTGGTTGATTTAGATGTGCCACGGAGTGAACAGGTGGAAATTCCTGCGGATGAGGTTGAGATTGAGCGTCTCGAATTACTCCCGATGTGGGGTACAATGTGGTCGTTTGGCGACTCCGCAGATGATTGGTGGCTTGAAGAGGACGACGGAATCGAAATCATGTCGGAGTGCGGGTTTAGAATTTACGAATCTGACGAGTTCGGATATTTCTTTGGCATAGACGGAGCGGGTTACAGTTTCTACGATGCACACTGGATTCCGCTCTATAAGGCAAGAGGGCTTCAATGGCACGACCCAGTAGCGGAGCAGGAATACCAAATGTTAAGCAAAGGGTATAAGAAAGAAAAATTGGGCGCGAATACATACTGGATGGACAAAAATAATAATGTAATTGAAGAAGTAATCAAAGACTATTTTAACTTTTCTTACAAGGAGGAATTTTAAAATGGGATGGACAAGTTATCATGCGTCGTTCTATAAGAACGGCAAAATAGATAGAAAAGCAGAGTGCGACAGCATAATGAATTGCGATATGGTAGGTAACAAGGGGAGATATGAAGTGCTCAAATCTGCTATGGTGGGCTCTACTTACTATGCCGCTGTAAAGAAAACCATTTTCAAAACGGGAACTAAGCCCGAAAAGGAAAGCGTTTTTGGAGTGGTAATGCTCACGTCCGTTAACAACAAAGACTATTATAACTTTTCTTACAAGGATATAGATGAGAGCGCTGGTCCCGGTTACTATGATTGTCCGAAAGGAATACTTGATTTGCTTACCCCTACGGAGTATGAGTGGGCAGAGAAATGGCGAGAGCGCTGCTATGAGAATATAAAAAGAAAAAAGAGTCCAGACGCACTCAGCAATCTGCCAATCGGAAGTGAAATCAAATTTACTCTGTGGGACGGTACTGAAAAACGGTTGGTAAAGCATCCGGCTGCGTATCAGTTTAGTCGTCCGTTTTGGATGAACTTAAATGAATATACATATGTGTCGGTAAACAGAATCCCTAAGAACTACGAAGTAATAAGAAGAGGCGCGTAACCATGTTTGATTATCGATAATATTAATTCAAAAAGGAGAATTAAAATGCCAAATTGGGTAACAAATCGAATTGTGTTTCACGGAGATCAGGAGAATATAGACAGGGTTCTTCAGTACATAAAAGGAAATGGGTCTAAAATCGACTTCAACAAAATTATTCCAATGCCCGACAACATTTATCGCGGTGATTTAGGCAAGAGGGAGAGGGAGCTGTACGGCTCAAATAATTGGTATGATTGGAGTGTGGCGAATTGGGGCACGAAATGGAACGCGCAACACTCCTTGCTCAACAACAAGAATACACTGTGGTTTGATACGGCGTGGACCTGCCCTATACCCGTACTCAATAAGCTTGCAGAGATTTGCTGTGTAAACGATGTTAGGTTTGAAGGGGAATGGGCTGATGAGGATTGCGGTTGTAATGTTGGTGTGTTTTGGAGCGACAACTGTGTAGACGAAAACTGTGATTTTTATTATAAACCCATAGACGACGAGACAGACGAAGCATATGACATATATACCAAACTTAAAGGCGAAAACTATTGCTTGGATAAGGATGAACGCGGGCACTGGATTAAGTATAGCTGCGACGACTGCCCTAATAGTGACAAATGTTAAATACATAACAGAAAGGAATTGAATTTGAAAATGAAAACATATAAAGGATTCGACAAGGATTTAAAGTGCAGAGGTTTCCAATACGAAATAGGAAAAGAGTACGAAGAGGAAGAGGCAAAAGCTTGTGAAAAAGGATTTCACGCTTGCAAAAATCCTTTAGAAGTATTCAGCTATTATCCGCCGTGCGATGGAAATCGATACTGCGAGGTGGAACAGGACGGAGAGCTTTCCGAACATAACGCTGACTCCAAAGTTGCCTCGACCAAAATAAAAATCGGCGTCGAACTTGGACTCAAGGGACTTATACAAGCAGGAGTATCATTTATTCTCGACCGTGTAAATTGGAAAGATGACGCGGCAACGAATACGGGCTTCCATTCAGCGGCAACGAATACGGGCAACCAGTCAGCGGCAACGAATACGGGCTTCCAGTCAGCGGCAACGAATACGGGCGACTATTCAGCGGCAACGAATACGGGCAACTATTCAGCGGCAACGAATACGGGCTTCCATTCAGCGGCAACGAATACGGGCAACCAGTCAGCGGCAACGAATACGGGCGACTATTCAGCGGCAACGAATACGGGCTTCCAGTCAGCGGCAACGAATACGGGCGACTATTCAGCGGCAACGAATACGGGCAACTATTCAGCGGCAACGAATACGGGCAACTATTCAGCGGCAACGAATACGGGCAACCAGTCAGCGGCAACGAATACGGGCAACTATTCAGCGGCAACGAATACGGGCAACTATTCAGCGGCTGAAGTCTCAAACGGCGATTCTGTCGCAATAGCAACGGGTTATCAGTCTAAGGCAAAGGCAGGATTCGGCTCTGCTATCGTCATTGCGGAGCGCGGCGGTTGGAACGGCGAGACATATCCGCTAATTAGCATTAAGGCGGCAATGGTGGACGGAGAAAAAATTAAAGCTGATACTTGGTACACCCTTGAAAACGGCGAGTTTGTCGAATGTGATTAACAGAGAGGAATTGAATTTGGAATGGAATTGAAATTTGATTTAGGAATGCAGGTCATGACGCAGGGTATAGCAAATATACTCGGTGACGGTAAAATTTGCGAGGAATTGCTCGACGCTTTCGGACGATACACAAAGTGCGATTGGGGTGATATCCCCGAAGAGGACAAGGCTTTAAACGACGAGGCGGTTCGGGTAGGCGATGGACGGACGCTCGCCGCATATAACACAAGTAAGGGCGAGATTTGGATAATCACAGACTTCGGCGACGAGGGTAATGTGACGACCATGCTGTTGCCGGAGGAGTATTGAAATGATATTAGACACACTGAGGTGCTCTGATGTGGTTATGGGTGACAGTATGCTCATAGTAGATTTTATTTAAGAAAGGAAAACGAAATGGAATATCTTGTGAGATTCAACTATTCAGGACGAGTTACCTATGAGATTGAAGCAGACGACGAAGAGACGGCGAAGAGAGAAGCTGCTAATAGGTGGTTGGTTTGGGTATCGGCAGACGCGGTGGGGCACGATCCCGAGGTTGCGTGTGCGGGTATTGAGGATGACACTATGACGGTTGAACGGCTAATAGACGGTGATGTAGCGGAGGTAAATGAAAAATGAGTAATGAAACAAAGGCTTTACTCATAGATGGCGATACCGTAAATAAGGCATTAAAATCAATAGGGGTTGCTGCGGCTAACGCTGCTAATACAAATCGTACCCTTGCCGATATACTTAAAGATGTCAATCATCGTTTCGAAGAGCAATTTAATATTGATATAGAAACAAGAAAAGAAAAAGAGAAAGAGCTTGATGAGATGAGAGCTTCGGGCAAGTTTGTTTCTGTTATGGTTTTTGACCAGACAAATAAGCAGAGAAATTATCAGTATGTCGGTGAAACTTACTCGGGAGAGACGGTAGTTGGCAGTATCGTTTATGATGAGGGGACTTACATTTATGACCCCAAATATTATATCTATACTTTAGCCCACCTTAATACTTCTACGGGCGGCGAAGTAGACGACCATAATATGCGTAGAGTTGAGGTGCGCCCTGATTCTATTCGTCCGCACACACAGATTGAAAAAATTAAGGAAGAGCTGCGAAGGGGTCACTGTGTAGAGCTTGTTCGGAACCTCTCGGATAGCTTTTCTGATAAGTCAATATGTACTATTGCGAGTGAAAAAGAAATTCCTTATAAGCTTTGGTTTAGAAAGAAAACTAAAATGAAGAGATTTGGAGGCAAACGAAAATGAATGACGTAGCGGGAAATTATATTAGGCTCATAGACACGGCTGATTCTGTTGATAAGATTTCAGAGATTACAAATCGAGCCGCGTGGGATGTTAGCATTACCAATCAAGAGTATTGCGAAATATATGATTATGCGGTTAATAAAGTTAGAGATTGGAGGTAAATGAAATGAATTTTGAAACATATGAAAAATGTAGAACCATAGAAGCAATAGATAGAGTGTTAGACTTTATGGAAACAGATGAGTTCCGAAAAGCCAGAGAAGCCACCGAGAACTGGTATGGTGATGTGTACGAGTGTAAGGCGACGCTTGATGATATAAAAACGCTTCTTAAGGATGAGATAGAATAAGAAAGGAAAACAAAAATGTATAAACTTGACTTTTACACAGCAATATCTGACAGAAACGACCCTAAGACCCTTAATCACTTTGAGCGGGTCAGCGGTTATGGACAGGTAGTAAGAACTCCACGAGGAAGAGAAATCGAATTTGGTTTTGATAAGCGGAGTGACGGATGGTATGTAACCGATGTTGCTTCCGGTATGAGGATTCCTAAAAAATATGACACAAGGATGAAAGCGCTCGCCGCTCTTAACGCAGAGCTGCTTAGTAAGGTTGATAAGGCAGTAGAGAGTAATACATACAAAGCTGTAGTGAAAGCTCTTAGCAAATTTAAAACAAATTCGGAGGTAGCGTGATATGACGGTGTATGAAGTGTTGAAAACATATTGCAAAAACTGCGTACACAACGGTAATTGTTGGAAGCCGTGTGCGGCGGCGACATCGGCGGTAATGAGCGACGAAAAGGTGAAAGCAAAGACGGTGGTGAGTTTATGATACTGAACACGACATATTGCAGACGAGCTTTTACTGGCGTGTATTGTGAACATATGGACGGAAATGTGTGTGTTAGACAATCCGGCGAGTGTGAGTTTCAGTACGGAGCGGGTAGACGACGAGAAAATGAAGTCCAGAAGGAATTGGATTCTGATTTAAAAAACGAAAACAAAAGGAGAATGTAAATGAATATCAAAGTAAAAATCTGTGATAAAGCTATCGAGCTTATTGACCTGCTGGCTAATATGCCGCTCGCTGATGATGAATTTGTTGATGAGATAATAGACGGTATTCGGTACAACGAGCCGTACCGAATAGAAGTAATTAGAGATGAGGTACAGAATGGCTGAAGAAATATAGGATATCCGCAATTAGAGGTTAAAAATTAAAAACAAAAGGAGGTATGAGCCATGAAAATTATAAAAGCATTAAAAATGCGAATCTATCCAAACAAAGAACAGGCTTTAAAAATTGACAAAACCATTGGCTCATGCCGATATGTTTACAACCACATGCTTGCTCGTAATAATAAGATATATGCACGTCGTAATGAACACTTATCGTATTATGACATGCAGAACCTTTTACCGCACATGAAGGAATATCTTCCGTGGCTGAAGGAGTCGGATTCACAGGCTTTGAAGTATGCCTGCCGTCAGGTCAATAAAGCCTTTGATGGGTTCTTTAAGAAGAGAACCAATTTTCCAAAGTTCCACAGCAAACGAACAAGCAGACAGTCCTACACGACTACAAATAAAGCCTATATTGACTACAATCCTGATGAAAGAAAGGTAAGACTGCCATTCCTTGGATGGATGTGCTGCTCAGACAATCGTATTCTAAAAGACTGCACTTTCAAGCAGGCTACGGTATCAAAAAAGAATGGCAGGTATTATGTTTCTATTACGTACAGCATTGAAAAAAATGTAGTTCCTGTGCCTGTGAGTGAAAACCAAGCTCTAGGTCTGGACTACAAATCAGATGGACTGTATGTAGATAGCGAAAGTAATGCACCTGATACGCCGCACTGGTTTCGACTGGCTCAAAGCAAGCTGAAGAAAGAGCAGCGAAAGCTTAGAAACAAAGTTGGCTCTAAAAAGGGAGAGCCAAAGTCTCATAACTATTCAAAGCAGCTTCAAAAGGTTCAAAACCTTTATGAACATATTGCCAATCAACGTTTGGACTATCTTCATAAAGAGAGTACAAGACTAGCAGATCAGTATGATGCTATTCTGATTGAAGACTTGAACATGAAGGCTATTGCCAACAAAGGCTTCGGCAACGGCAAAGCCACTCTTGATAACGGATGGGGCATGTTTGTAACCATGCTTGACTATAAGCTGAAAGAACGTGGCAAATGCCTACAAAAAGTAGACAAATGGTATCCATCCTCACAGACCTGCAGTGTCTGTGGATGTATGAATGAAGATGTAAAAGATTTGAGTATTCGAAAATGGATATGTCCACACTGTGGTGCAGAGCATGATCGAGATATCAATGCTGCTATCAATATCAAGCAGGAAGGCCTGCGGTTACTAGAAGTAATTTAAGAAATGTAGTAAAAATAAATGTACTGTACGGTGAGGCACATCGGAACAGGCGAAAGCCGAACGCATGTGGAGACAGGAACTTCGGGCATACAGCTTTTATAGTGTATGCAGATGTCTGTCGAGGAAGCATGAACCACAGGACAAGGTTGAAAATCAGTTCTAGCTGGCACTGGTGAAAGCAGTGTTTTCAACCTCAGATTGCGGATAGCCGAAATCGTTGAGGTGTATGATAGCATCTGAGCTATCGTAAGTAAAAAATAATATGGGAGAGGAAGATTAAAATAATTAAGAGAGGAGAAATCTACTTGGTTTCGCTGGACGGAGTGGGGTCTGAACAACGGAACACAAGACCTGCGATTATAGTGCAAAACGATGTGGGAAATGCCCACTCGCCGACGACGGTTATCGTACCTTTATCGACAAAAATAAAACCGTCTATGGCGACGACGCACGTCAAAATAACAAGTGAGCAGGGCGTAAGAGATGAATCAGAAGCGTTATGTGAACAACTGAGAGTGGTAGACAAATCGAGATTAGGAAGGAGAGTGGGTAAAATCACCGACGAATCAGTTATGACGGATATAACAAGAAAAATAAAAGTAGTGTGCGGCTGTTAATTGGAGGGAAAAATGGAACATCAAACAGTAGTGGCAAAAACGAAAAATGGAAATGAGTTTGTGGCTTGTTCCGGTATCGGAAGCAAGCTCTGCTCAATACATAGCTGCGAGTCGTGTCCTAAGATGAAATCAATTCGGGACAGCGCAAATAAGCTTGGATATGCTGGAAAAGGAAATGACTTTGCAGAGCTATTAAATTATCTATTCGATAAGGAGTGTGAACAGTTTGGAAATTATGCTGTTGTGGAGGTGTGTATGTCAGATTGACTCAATTCAAAGTAAAAGAGTTCAAGAGAATTTTACGGGATAACGGCTATAAGGAGGTGAGGTGTTGCGGTAGCCATCAAACTTGGAGCAATGGTGCAAGCAAAATTACTTTGCCGACGGTTAAGCTGAGTCCTGTTATAGCGGCTCGACTCATAAAGGAAAATGATTTGAGTGTCCGATAAAAGTGACAACTTACAACTGGAAAAAATTCCCTGTTGACAAGAGAATTTTTTAGGACTATAATAAAAAATGTAAACGGAACAAATGTTCGACTAAAGTTCGATTAATGAAAGGAGAAATTTGTAAAATGGGATTTTTGGGTTCATTTCTTGGTCTGATTGGTGCTTCGGCGGTGTTTGTTGGAGCCGATGTTAAAGAGCGTTGGGACGAAATAGATAGAGAGCGGCAGCGCATTGCGGCAAATCCCGCACCGCCTCCGGAGATGAGGGGAAATTTAAGAGATAAATATGAATCTGAATGGCACAGAGGCGATAACACTCATTTCCCGGAAGAATATCTTCCTGCTCTTGAGAGCGATCCAGAGGTACTTTACTGGTGGATTGAGCTTCTTGCAGAGCGTGAGATAAGGCGTCAGGGTTATCGCGGTTATCCTATCAGTATTCAGGGCAATTTCAATCGAGTGTATAATGCTTGGAAGGAGCGTCAGAATTGGGTCAGATAACCAGTGTCGATGTTAATAAAGACATACTTATTGATAGTCTGAAAGCCCAGAACGCAAGACTAAAAAAGCTCCTCCGCGAAACAGCAGAAGAGCGAGACAGATATAAATCCTTGTGGGAAACAAATCGGATTCAAAATGAATTTTCAGAAAAGGAGCGAAAAGCAAATCGGCGATTAGAACAAGAGAAAAAGCAAGAGCGGCTGTTGTCCGGTGTAAAATCGGATGGCGTTCCGGTAGCTCATGCGGCGGATTCGATTCGTTCCTATGATGAAATGTGTGTTGTACTGGATAAGCTCAAAAACACAGGACGAATGGGAATACGAAACTGGGCTATGTTCCGTTGCGGCATTTGCTTCGGTCTTAGAGCAAGCGACCTCGTTAAATTAAAATGGGGTTGGATCATGGACGACGACGGCGAGTTCAGAGACCGTATACCCGTAGTCGAGAGCAAGACATCTAAAATCAATCGGTGTTTCATTTCAGATGCGATAAAGGAAACGCTTACAGAATATCGCAAGTGGCTCGGCGGACGCAACTGTTCTCCCGATGATTACATCTTCTCGAAGAACAACGGCGGGAGACTACAGGAGCAAAGCTATTCACGATATCTCAAAAGCGCGGGAAAGGAAGCGGGGTTGCCGATACACATCTCGTCTCACACCATGAGGAAATCATTTGCCAATATAGTGCTGTGTTGTCATGACGGCGGTGCGAATGATTATGCTATGAGAGACTTACAGGGTATGCTCGGACATTCAGATGTAAGAATTACGATGAGCTACCTCAAAGACACAATCCTCAGATACGACGAAGCGAGAAAGGCGGTGTCAGATTTCGTCCTCGGAAAGACAGATATAAACGAGCTGGTTACTTCAAAACAGGTCTCCAATAATGAAATTTACGAGCTTTGCAAAGAAATGTTTGAAAAACAAGTTGCGTAAATTATTTTCATAGTTTTTGGTAAATCAACAAAGTGAGGTGATATACTTGACTCGTAAGAACAAGAGAGCACTCGCGAGAGCTGCTCGATACATAAACGATAGGGTCGAATTTGCAAACGACATCTTAGATGACGAAGAGGATCGACTCGATGGTTGGGCGGAGAATCTGAAAGGTTCTCAAAAACACATGGACGCAGAAGACTTTGTTGAAGATATCCGTGAACAGTTTGATATAATAACTGATGCGGTAGAAGAAATACGGTCTTTGTGCGGAATAGAAGACTAAAAAAAAGAAGACTCCCCACGAAAGGGTAAAAGCGTTTGGCGACGGCTTCCCAATTCGATGAGGAGGAACGACATTCGTATGCTCTTATACTAAACACTGGCGTGTTTTTATAGGGGCATAGTCCTGCCATTGTCATTATAACACAAGGGCGGTTGAATGTCAACGAGAAAATAGGAGGAACTTATTGTGCAGAAACCTAAAATTGTTTACATTGCCGTTGACGACGACGATTATGAGCTTCCGTTTGCTATGGGCGACACAATGCGAGAGCTCGCCGAAGAGATTGGCGTCTCTACTTGGGATATATGGAACTGCGTCAAGAATCGGGGACGCAGTACAGCGCCTTTTAATCATACATATCGTGTCGAGAAAGTTAGACTTGCCTCTGATATGGAGGACATACTCGACTTTGGCACGGACAGAGACATTTACAACATAACAATTAATGCCTATGTATAAGTCAAATTCAAAAATAATAAAAGGTCTTTCGTTTGCTCTGGTGCTGAGCATAGGAGCGTTTCTTATGGTCGGTAATGCCTTGCCGGTAGAAGCTCCGAGCGCAGAGGTAGTTGAAATCGAAACTGAAAACGAATCGGTTTTGGATTTGAAAACGGAAATTGAATCCGAAACAGAAATCGCCTCTACCACAGAGCAACAAAGACCCGCCGATTCAAAGACAAAATACGACGAAATAATTGCTGAGATTGCCGAGAAGTACGGTGTCTCGGCGGCTCTTATCAAAGCAGTTATCAAAACGGAAAGCAATTTCAATCCGACTTTGATTAGCGCAACCAACGACTACGGTTTGATGCAAATCAACGCTTGTAATGTATCGTGGCTTACAGACGAGTTAGGTGTCACAGATTTATTCGATCCAGCACAGAACATCGAAAGCGGCGTGTACATCCTTAGCGGGTATCTGAAGCGCTATTCACTTGCAGATGCGCTGATGGCTTACAACTGCGGCGAGGGTGGAGCAAAACGCCTATGGAAACAGGGTATTCACTCTACTCACTACACGAAAAGGGTATTGAAAAACTTGGATGAATTTGGAGGACTTTATGAATAGACATAAATGTTTTGCAGACAGAGGAAGCTGCTGCGCTGTGCTTACAGAAAAGCTGTGCGAATATGGTGGGTGTCGGTTCTACAAGACCGAACAGCAACTCTACAACGAAAGGCAGTTTGTAGACAGATACATACAGAAAAAATACGGAGTTAGCCGTAGGGAATATGTGAGAAGCAAATATGGCAGTGAGCTTTTAAGGTATAGGAGGAGAAGAAATGAGGAAGTCTAAGCTTCTCACTCTAATAGCTCACGAGGTTGTGCCTCGGAAATGTGTAAACAACATGGAGTTTGTCGGCTATGTTGCTCGGTGCAGTCAGTGTGGCGAACCAATAGCAATCTACTATAAACTCGACGACGAGCTGAGGGTTTCGATTTTGCCGAGATTCAAAAGATATAAGGAACAGATAGAAAACAAATTAAGGAAAGGAAATGATTTATCGAGTGGAAAATAAAATGACATTATTTACGAACGAAGAGCTTGGAAATGTTAGGGCTTTGGAGATCGACGGCGAGCCGTATTTCGTCGGCAAGGATGTCGCCGAGATACTCGGATATAGTAATCCGCGAAAAGCAATCGGCGACCACGTAGACGATGAAGATAAAACCGATGGGGTAACGATTCGTGACTCCATCGGTAGGGAGCAAAAACCCATAATCATCAACGAGTCAGGTCTTTACAGCCTTATCCTCTCAAGCAAACTCCCGAAAGCCAAAGAGTTCAAGCGCTGGGTAACGGCGGAAGTGCTTCCAGCAATCCGCAAAACAGGCGGCTATGTAAACGATACGAAACAGTTCGTCGATTACTACTTTGCGGACTGCAATACATATGGGCGAGAAGCTATTACGCTTATGCTTAACGAAACAAAACGAATGGCAAATCAGTTAAAAGCTCAGGCTCCGAAGGTGCTGTTCGCTGAGGCTGTAGAAGGCTCGAAGACATCTATTCCAGTCGGCGACCTTGCGAAGCTTATAAAGCAGAACGGCGTCGATATTGGACAGAATCGTCTCTTCTCGTGGCTGAGAATGAATGACTATCTGATAAAGTCGGGCGACAGAAAGAATATGCCGACGCAGAAGTCTATGGACTTAGGTCTGTTCGAGGTTAAGATATCGACTTTCTACAGACCCGATGGCACGGTAGATATCGCGAAGACGCCGAAAGTCACAGGTAGGGGTCAGACTTATCTTATTAACAAATTCTTGTCGAGTTTGAAGGGGGCGTAAATTTAACCCAAAAGGAATTGGGTTTTGAAAGGTTAACCATGATAGACAGGTTTTATGATTTTGATTATAACAGATAATATCCTACAAATAGATGGTAGGGAACGACTGTCACTCGCCCACGCCATGTGGGTTTTCCTTCTTTTTTGCAGGTATTGATAAGCTCAATTATAATAGATAATATCCTGCAAATTGAAGTGATCAACTCATAAGTTGACATATGCATTACTCCTTTCATGGGGACTCGCGAGGTGCGAATAGCTGCGCTCGCTGTACCCCTATAAGTAATACTATTATGGTTGACCTTTTAAAGCCCAATTCCTTGTTTGATAAAATTAAAAGGAGCGTGAACCAGTATAAAGAAAATCCTTATAGGCGGTAGCCCTTGTACAAAATGGAGTATCGCTCAGAAAAACGGAAGAGAAGTTTTGCCTAAAGGTGTCGGCTGGGAGCTGTTCGAGAACTATCGGATAGCGAAAGAAAAATTCCAGCCCGACATCTTTTTATATGAGAATAACAAGTCGGCGGCTCAACCCATAAAAGACGCGATTTACTCTGCTCTTGGTGGGGGCAAAGACTCATCAGTTCGGCTTACACACATAGACAGTGCGTTGGTTTCGGCGCAACATCGTCAGAGGTTTTATGTTACGAATTTTGGTGATATAGAACAACCAGAAGATAGAGGAATTTTACTTTGCGATGTACTTGAAAGCGGAAAAGATTTGTCTTGCCGCGAAAAGGCGTATACGCTTACAGCCAGCTATGGCGGAGCGGTAGCGTGGAACACCTTGGAAAGAAATCAACGAACTATGGTTGCAGAGCCAGTATATGTAGAATTTGCGGTTGGCGAATCAATTCAAAAAATGATTCCTGCTGTTGTTGATAGATTTGGTTATTTACCTGAAAAATTTAATGCATACAACCGTACTGAAATAAAAGATAAATCTCCGACACTTACAACGGGAAGTATGGTTACAAGCAGTTGTGCCACTACGATTTTGACGCCGATACGCATAGGAACTATAGAAAGCAATGTAAAGAATAAGTCGCACGACAGCAAACAATATCGTGTATATAGTCCCGACGGAAAAGCAACTACGCTTTGTGGACAAGGCGGCGGAGTCGGCGCAAAAACTGGATTGTATGCCTGTCCCATAAACGAAATTGACGGCAAGCCGATATACACGGTTAAGAATGGATTAATAACCATCAAGGACAAACAATACCCGATTAAGCTCGCCGATGGCCATTACCTTATACGAAAGCTTACACCGTTAGAATGTGAGAGACTGCAAACTCTTCCGGGCGGTTATACGAGCGGAGTTAGTGATACTCAGCGATATCGTGCTATCGGCAATGGGTGGACGGCAGAGGTTATTATACATATTTTAAATCATGCTCTTAAAGATATCCCGAGAGACCAAGAGCTTGTAGTCTTGTCACTTTACGACGGAATAGCAACAGGTAGGTACTGTCTGGATAAGATGGGCTTTACGAATGTCAAGTATTATGCTTATGAAATAGACCCATATCCGATAAAGATAGCGATGTCAAACTATCCCGATATCATCCAGTGTGGCGATGCCTTTCGGGTTAGGGATGATGATTGGAAAATTCCGGACTAAAAGGAATCGGGTTTTGATTTGAAAAATGAAAATGAAAAGGGGAGATGAAATGGCTCAGGATTGGAGCGGCGATGCAAACTCTGTGTACAAAATTATCGGGGCGTCTAACCACTCAAACGAAAACAGGGCAGACGACGACTACTACGCGACTGACCCGAAGGCGGTAGAGGAGTTGCTGAAACGAGAGAAATTCTCTCACTATGTGTGGGAGCCGGCTTGTGGTGGAGGACACATATCAAAAGTATTGGAGGCTCACGGTTACGACGTTCTGTCGAGTGATATTGTGGATAGGGGTTATCCGAATACATATGTGGCGAACTTTTTGAGAACCAAATCTCATCCCACGAAATATATACCACGCGACATTATCACGAACCCGCCGTACAAATATGCTAAGGAATTTATAGAGAAAGCCTTAAAGTTATCTATGGATTCAACTAAAATAGCTATGTTCCTCAAGGTCACATTTCTTGAGGGCAAGGCAAGACGGGAATTGTTTGATAAAGCTCCACCGAAATATGTGTATGTATTCTCCGGTAGAGTGAACTGTGCTAAGAACGGCGACTTTAGTAAAGCTGAGTCGAGCGCCGTGGCGTATGCGTGGTTTGTTTGGGAAAAGGGGTTCAAGGGCAAACCGAAAATTAGATGGATTTAAACCAAGGAGGAGTATTGGTTAAATGAAAATGGATAAGGTTGCGGGGTCGGGAAATGACGAATTCTACACACCCGCATATGCGATTAGACCAATCCTTAAATATGTAGAGGGGGGAGCAAAAGTCTGGTGTCCCTTTGATACAGCAGACAGTTTGTTTGTAAAAGAGCTTAGGGCACACGGCTGTGAAGTGATACCGACTCATATCGATAACGGACAAGACTTCTTTAGTATAGAGATTCCCAAGTGTGACTATATAATTTCCAACCCGCCGTACTCGCGCAAAGGAGATGTATTAGAGAGATTATTTGAGACGGGTAAGCCGTTTGCTATGCTCGTTGGGGTAGTCGGCTTGTTTGAAAGTCAAAAGAGATTTGATATGTTTAAACAAAATGAGTTCGAGATAATGTATCTCAATAGGCGTGTTTCGTATTTTAAATCATATGACGACGAAAAGCCTTCGCTAAACCCGCCGTTTTCGAGCGTTTATGTGTGTCATGGGATGTTGCCGAAAACTATTGTATTTGAGGAAATAAGCAAGGCAGGATAAAAATAAATTAAATTTAAACCAAGGAGGAAATTAAATGATATTTAATATTGTAATGATAGTTATAGCTGCGGTTCTCACGGCTGTAGGTGTGATTTTAGCTTACAAAGAGATAGAATACGGAGACGACATTCCGGTGGCAATTCCTATAGTAAGTTTTGTGTTGGCGATATGTCTGTTCGTACTCTCAGCTTCAGCGGCTATTGTGCCGACCGGATATACGGGAGTGAGAACGACGCTCGGTCAGATAAGCGACCAGCCTGTACATAGTGGTTTCAACTGGAAAGCGCCCATTGTTCAGAGCATAAAGCTCGTAAATAACAAACAGCAGGACGCGCAGTTCGGCGGCGACAAAATCTGGTCGGAGACTAAAAGCAGAACAGCAATTTACTACGCAGACGTGACCGTTACTTATCAGATTAACCCCGACAGGTCGGCGTGGATCTACGCTAATGTCTCGGACTACAAGAACTCTCTGGTGTCCGAAAACATAGTTGCTTCGGCTATTAAATCCAGTAGCAAAGTGCTTAGCGATACCGACGCGACGAACCGCTCGATAGTTGAACCGCTGATAATGAAAAATCTTCAGGCTTCTATAGACGAGAAGTACGGCGAGGATGTTGTTGCGATACTCAAAGTGACGGTAAACGACATTGACTTTGACGAGTCATATCAGGCGGCGATAGCATCAAAACAACAGGCTCAGCTTGCGGCAGAACAGCAGGAAATCGAAAATAAAAAGGCTGTGGATAAGGCAAAGGCAGACGCAGAGGCGAAGCTTATAAAATCTAAGGCTGAAGCTGAAGCAAATGACACTCTTGAGAAGTCCCTGACGGATAAGATTCTTAAAGAAAAATACATAGAGAAGTGGGACGGAAAGCTCCCGAGTGTGATGACCGGCGACGATGGAAGTTCGATAATGATTCAAAAGTAAGGAGGGAATGAATGAGGGTATTACTGTTGTTGCGCGGTAGTGCTGGGTGTGGTAAGTCAACATGGATTGAACAAAATGGACTTGAACCCTATACACTATCCGCCGACGAGATAAGGTTGATGTACGCTTCGCCCGCTTTAAATGTTTGTGGCGAAGAGTGTATAAGTCAGTTAAATGACACTAAGGTCTGGAAGACACTCTTTCAGATTCTTGAGTCTCGAATGGAGCGAGGAGAGTTCACCGTTATTGACGCGACGAACTCCAAAACTTCCGAGATGAAGCGCTATGCGGAACTTTGTAACCGTTATCGCTATAGGATTTATTGTGTAGACTTCACCGACATTCCTATTGAGGAAACCAAAAGGCGAAATAAAATGCGACCTATAGTTAAACAGGTTCCTGAAACAGTAATCGATAATATGTATGCTCGTTTCGCTACTCAGAAAATTCCGTCGGGGATAACCGTTATAAAACCGGATGAACTTTCAAGGGTGTGGTTCAAACCTATGGATGTTTCGGAATACGATGCGGTTCACTTTGTTGGAGATGTTCATGGCTGCTATACGGCACTCAAAGAAGCAATCAGGGATGTAACTGAGAAACCTAATGAGCTGTTTGTGTTCTGCGGAGACTATACTGACAGAGGAATTGAAAATGCAGAGGTAGTAAAGGAGCTTCTTCGCATCTATAAAGAACCGAATGTATATCTCATAGAGGGAAATCATGAGAAACATATGTGGGTTTGGGCTAATGACGGAACTACCGGGTCAAAAGAGTTTGAGATGCATACAAGAGCTCAGCTTGAAAGCGCTTCTTTTACTAAAAAGGATGTTCGCAAACTTTACAGAAGTTTCGGGCAGTGCGCCTATTATATATATCGTGGCAAAACTATATTGGCTACACACGGTGGTCTTAGTACGTTGCCTAACAATCTCACGCTGGTGGCTACCGACCAAATGATTAAAGGCTCTGGGAATTATAGCGACGCCGATGTTGTTGATCAGTCTTTCTGTGAAAATACTGACGCTTATCAGGTGCATGGGCACAGAAATCTTAAAGGAAATCCCATTCAGGCTTGCAGAGCCTTCAATCTTGAGGGGAATGTTGAGTTTGGAGGCTCTATAAGAGTTGTTAGTTTTGTTGGCAATGAGATAAAGGTGAGCGAGTTTAAAAACAATATATATTTACCGACTGAAGAGAGAATTGATTATACTGCAAAGATAAAAAAGAACGAGTCTGTTGCAGATGCTATTCTGGCTCTGAGAGGTAATAAGCAGGTAGTCGAGAAGCAGTTCGGTGATATCTCGTCTTTTAACTTCTCAAAACAGGCTTTCTTTGACAAGATATGGGATGAGCAGACGATTAGGGCACGAGGTTTGTATATCAACATTCCCAAAGGAAAAATAGTCGCAAGAGGCTATACAAAGTTCTTTAATGTAAACGAGCGACCGGAGACAAAATTTGATATGTTACAGCACAAGCTTAAGTTTCCTGTAACTGCGTATGTTAAAGAAAACGGGTTTCTCGGGTTAGTTTCATATAACGAGATAGATGATTCGCTGTTTGTTACAACGAAATCTAATCCGGATGGTAATTATGCATCGTGGCTTAAAGAGATGATAGATAAGAAAATCCCTGTTGATACACAGCAGAAAATGAAAGAATTTTCAAGGGAGAACAATGTAACATTTGTGTTTGAGTGTATTGATATGCAGAGAGATCCACACATAATTGATTATCCGGAAAATCATCTTTTCTTGCTTGATATTGTTTACAACGAGTTGAAGTTCAAAAAGTTCAGTTATGACGAGCTTATAAGTGTTGCAGACAAGTTCGGGCTCGAACACAAAGAGCGAGCTGTCGTAATTAACGATTGGCAGACATTCTTCGATTGGTATTACACGGTCACAGCACCTGATTATCTGTATAACAACAGGCATATAGAGGGATTTGTCGTCGAAGATGCCGACGGTTATATGGTTAAGCTTAAACTTGCTTACTATAATCTCTGGAAATACCTTCGCGGCATTTCCTACAAGGTTCTTAGACGCGGACATCTTGATGGCAAGGAAACTTCGTCTCTTACAACGCCATTAATGAATCAGTATTATGCGTGGCTTAAACGAATTTACGCAGAAACAGAGGATAAAGAGTCAATACCGCGTGATATCTGCTCGCTTAGAAAACTATTCTACGCATCGGACGAAGGAAGAAATTTTACAAAGGAGGGGAACGATAATGATTGACGCATTTCTTTTTAACATTCTTAATCTGATTGGTCTTTATGGTAAAGCAATTCTTGTGTTCATCGAGAAAATACTTGGACTGTAAAATCCAAATAAATAAAAATGAAAAGGGGTAAAACAAATGGGATTTCAGAAAGCAAAAAGAGAACAGATTTGGCTTAAGGTGCTACTCGCGGGTCCAAGTGGAAGCGGTAAGACTTTTTCGGCGCTGAGACTGGCGAAGGGCATAGCCGCCGCTGCGGGTGGTAGAGTCGCCGCAATCGACACGGAGAATGGTCGTATAAGATATTACGCAAATGAGTTCGACTTCGACGACCTTCAGCTTCAGGCTCCGTATACTCCCGAGAAATACATTCAGGCTATTGACGATGCGGTTGACGGCGGATATAAGGCTCTTGTTATCGACAGCATAACTCATGAGTGGGATTACTGTGTTGATTATCACGACAAGATGCCGGGCAATTCTTATACCAACTGGGGTAAGGTAACTCCGAGACATGACGCCTTTATGGAAAAGGTTCTTCAGTCTCCTATACATATTATATCCACCGTTAGAGGCAAGGACACTTATGTTCTTGAGGATAAAAACGGAAAACAGGTTCCTAAGAAAGTCGGTATGGGCTACAAGCAGAGAGATAACACGGAGTACAACTACACTCTAACCTTTAATATCGCGCAGGACACCCACATAGCGGAAGCTCAGAAAGATAATACACACCTCTTCGAGGGCAGATACGATGTGCTGACCGAGCGCGACGGCAAGGCTCTGTTTGACTGGGCAAACGCTGGCGACGCCCCCGCTCCGAAGCCGGTTAATAAATCCGCCGCAGAGGAAGAGCCGGTTGCAGATGTTCCTGTGGCTGAGAAGTCTAAGATAGAAATGGCTATAGACAGCATTAACAAACTCGCTAAAGAACTTGCAGACAGCGGTGTGGCGAAGAAAACAATTTCAGATATAATCAAGTCGGTTTCGGGTAGTGCAAACTATAATAAGATAACTGACTTTGAGGTAGCGACAGATGTTTATAAGGAGCTTGTAGCCCTTAAAAATAAGGAGGATTAATTATTTATGGTAGAGAATAATGTAACAATCATCGGTAGACTTACGGGCGACGTAGAAATAAGAACCGCCGGTAACACAGACAACAGAGTGGCGAATTTCACTGTAGCTATCAATCGTCCCAAGAGAAAGGACGCAGAAGACGAAGCAGATTTCATCCGTGTTAGGGCGTGGAACTCAACCGCCGACTTTATCGAAAAGTATTTCGGCAAGGGTTCTAAGATAGGTGTCAGAGGTTCCATTCGTACAGACTCGTATAAAAACAAGGACGGCGAGAACAGAAGCGTGACATATGTCCTTGCTGATGAGATCTGCTTTATCGAGTCTAAGTCAACTTCCAACGGCGGCTCTGAGCCGAAAGCAAAGGTGAGCACAAAGAAAGCAAATGTTGATGTCACTACTGACGACGATGATCTGCCGTTCTGATGAGACATATGGAAAAATACAGCTTTTCTAAGTTGTCTTCTTTCCATCAGTGTCCGCTGCAATATTGGTATACATATATAGCTCGTGAGCAGGGAGAAAATAATGCTTTCGCACAGTACGGAAGTTTCGTTCACTCCCTGCTCGAACACTGGGGCAAAGATGAACTTGCCGAGTATGAGTTGCTGGGTGAATATGAAGATAAGTTTTTCGACCACGTAACTCAGGAATTTCCACCCAACAAATACACCGACTTGAGTAAGAAATATTACGACGACGGCGTACAGTTTTTGTCAAACTTCGAGGGCGTGGATGCGAAAGAGATACTCGGTGTAGAAGAACACTTCGAGGAGCCAATTGCGGCGGCGGACGGAAGAGATAGCTTCATCATTCAGGGCTTTATAGACCTTATATACATAGACTCGGCGGGACGGTTGGTAGTTCACGACTGGAAATCAAAAGCAAAATTTAAAAACCCCGCCGAGCAGAAGAAGTATGCGAGACAGTTATACATATATTCAATTTATGTCAAGCTGAGATATGGTAAGTTTCCCGATCTACTGAGATTCCATATGTTCCGTAACAGCAAAGATGTGGATATCAAGTTCAACATTGACGACTATTACGAAGCAATAAACTGGATGCAGGAGACGGTAAAGAAAATCCGGGATTGCGGTGAGTTTGAAAGCCGACCGGATGATTTTTATTGCCAATATCTGTGCGACATGAGACTAAAATGCTGTGGGGAGACGGCGACAAAGTAGCATAAAGTAAAGGAGGTTGATGATTTATACAGGTATTAAAAAGCGATATTCAAAGAGCGAAAGAGAAATTAGGGGATAGAAATGCTGAGATTATGGTTGAGTTGCTCGGTATTACGAACTGGAACCCCTCAAGAAGAGTCGGGTGTTGCCCGAACCCCGAACACATAGACAAGAATCCGTCGTGCTCGTATAACCCCAAGACTTATTCTTTTCATTGCTTTGCGTGTGGCTTTACCTGTGACATCATAGATGCCTATATCACATCCAAGAAGTGTACTTTTCTTGAAGCGTGTGAGATGCTTTTTGATGAGGCGGGTATACAGTATTCATTCGCAGAGCGCGGAACAAAAGACAGGGCATACAAATACCCCAAACCCAAGTATGCCGACAACAAAGAAGAGGTGTACAAGTATTGGCGGAAGAGAAAAATATCACCTGAAACAATAGATTATCTGAATATACAACAGGACGAAAAAGGAAACACCTTGTTCCAGTATTTCGACCTGAATGACGTGCTCGTAATGTGTAAAGTCCGCAAGTCACGCGCAGTGCCTCACGGTGAACTTAAGATATGGTATCTCGAAAACAGCGATTGCTGTAATGTCCTTTACAACATCAATAAAATAAATACCACTCAGCCGTTGATAATATGTACCGGCGAAGGCGACTGTGCCGCACTCATTGAGTGCGGTTTTTACAACTCCGTAAGCATTAACGGCGGCGACCAGAATACGAAGTGGATTGAAGAGTGCTGGGATTTTCTGCAAGAGTTCGAAGAAATCATCCTCGTCCACGACAACGACAGAAGCGGCGAGGAATACATAAAGAAAGTTGCTCCGAGGTTGGGCGAATATCGTGTCAAGGTTGCGGAAATCCCATTGTCTCACACCAATACAGACGGTGAGAAAGTTCGCATAAAAGACATAAACGAACTGCTGTTCTTTGAGGGAAAAGAGGCGGTCAGAGATGTAATCAATAACGCGAAAGAGTCTGAGATTCCCGCGATAGTCGATTACACCGAAGTAAAGAGATTTGATATGTCGGATGTTGAAGGGTTTACAACGGGTTTTGAAGATTTGGACGCTGCGCTCGGCAAGAACTATATGGGTTCTACAACGCTCATAACCGGAATAGCTTCTGCGGGTAAAAGCTCTCTGATATCGACGCTTGTATGCCGATCTATAGAGCAGGGTTATCCTTGTTTTATATACAGCGGAGAGCTTTCAAATCCGTCGTTGAAAAACTGGATTGACTTTGTTCACGCAGGACAGCGGGGACTTGAAGAAGTGCAAGGCGAACACGGCAAGTATTACAGAATCAAGTCTGATGTGTACAGAAAAATCAATTCCTATTATCGCGGACAGCTTTACTTCTACAAAGATTCGTTCTCGCATAAGACCGAAGACCTCCTCGCGACGGCGGAGAGTGCGGTAAGAAGGCTTGGAGTAAAAACGGTATTCTTCGACAATCTCACATCTGTGGATCTGTCGTGCGACGATAACTCAAAGTGGACTAAGCAGGAAGATTTTATAAGACAAATCATTGACTTTGCAAAACGATGGAATGTAGCTTGCTTTGTGGTTATTCACCCGAAGAAAATGGAGCAGGTACGCAAGATGAGCATCTTTGACCTACAGGGCGTCGCTGCTGCTGCCAACCTTGCACAGCGTGTTATATCGCTATACCGAGTATCACCTAAAGATAAAAAGGGTGTTGTTGGCAGAAACGGCAAGTTCATTACGCCGCCCATGAAAGGCAGTGTTGTCCTTGAAGTTCTCAAAGACCGATATGGTAGTGCGAACAACAAGGAATTTGCTCTGTACTACGACAACCCGAGTAAGAGATTCTACACAACGCCGCAGAATCTTGCCCATGCTTATGGGTGGGAAGTCGCCGACGGCGTGACAAGTGCGGAGTTGCCTTATGGCACTCCTGCTTATGACGAAGATATGGACGAGGAGGTGTTTGGTTGACAGACAACTTAGTAATTTATCATCTACATAGTGATAACAGTCTGCTGGATAGTTGCACGGGCTACAAGCTGTATATCGACAGAGCCGCTGAACTTGGACAACCAGCTATAGCGTTCAGCGAACACGGAAAACCACTCAACTGGGTCAAGAAAAAGATGTATTGCGATGAAAAAGGAATTAAATACATTCACGGCGTTGAGATATACCTCACTGAAAGCCTTAATGAAAAGGTCAGAGATAACTACCATACGGTGCTTATAGCTCGAAACGAACAGGGCGTGAAAGAACTCAACCTTGCAGTGTCGAAATCATGCGATAAAGACCACTTTTATTATGTAAATAGATTGAGTTTTGACGAGTTTCTGAAGCTGTCCAACAACATTATCACGACGAGCGCGTGTCTTGCAAGTCCTCTAAATAAGCTTCCCGTAGACCATCCGATGTACGAGAGTCTTGTTAAGCGATATGACTTCCTTGAGATACAGGCGCATGACTGTCAGGAGCAGAGAGACTTTAATGTGCATTTGGCGGAGCTTGCGAAGAAGTACAGTAAGCCGCTGATAGCAGGAACCGATACTCACTCGCTTGACAAATATAAAGCTGAGTGCCGCAAGATATTGCTTAAATATAAAAACAAGTCCTACGGCGACGAAGATACATACGACCTCACATATAAGTCCCGTGAAGAGTTGGACGCTGCATTTGCAAGGCAGGGCGTTCTACCTTCCGAGCTTTACAGACAGGCTATGGACAACACGCTTGTAATGGCTGATATGGTAGAGCCGTTCGAGCTTGATACATCTATTAAATACCCGATACTGTACGGGTCGGCTGAAGAGGATAGCCGAATAGAAGCTGAGCGTGTTGACCGAATGTTCAAAGAGAAGCTTGAGACGGGGGTTATACCGCCCGAACAGGAAGAAGCGTTCAGAACCGCACTGGCTGAAGAAAGAAAAATCTTTGAGAAAGTCGGCATGAATGGCTTTATGCTTTGCGAGAGTGAATTGATATGCTGGTGCAAGGAGCATGGCATTGCCATAGGTCCCGGACGAGGTTCAGTTAGTGGATCGAGAACTGCCTTTGTGACAGATATCACTGACTGCAACCCCGAACAGTGGCATACGGCGTTTGCGAGATTCTGCCATGAAGACAGAGTTGAACCGGCTGATATTGATACCGACTGCATAGATAAGGATAGACCCAAAATCTTCCAGTACATAATTGATAGATTTGGGGCGGAGAAAACGGCGCGAGTAGCTGCCTTTGGAACGCTTCAGGCAAAGGCGACCATTAAAGGAATCGGAAATGCGCTGGCTAAGTATTGGGAAGAGAAAAAGAGCGGAGAACAGTTCAAACCGTCCGATAAGTTTTCGCCGGACAACCCGTATTCATTGAAAAACATTGACGGGGTTGTTGAAGAGTTCCTGATGGATGAAGACTTGGCGAAGAAGAATCATCCCGATATTTTCTTTTATTATGACGGGCTTTTGAACACAAAGATATCTCAGTCAATTCATCCTGCGGGTATAGTTATCAGTCCGATAACACTGACGGACAATTATGGTGTTTTTGATAAAGACGGAGAGCGTTGCGCTTTTATCGATATGGAAGAGCTTCATGCCGTCGGAGCAGTTAAATTTGATTTTCTGATACTTAAAAACATTGGAATTATAAACGATGCTTGTAAAATGGCTGGTATTCCGTACCCCCATATGAGCGAAATGAACTTTGACGATCAAAGGGTTTGGAACGATATGCTGAGAAGTCCTATAGCACTGTTCCAGTTTGAAAGCAGCTTCGCCTATAGCCTAATGAAGAGATTCAAACCTAAATCAATATTTGAACTCACGTTGGTTAATGCGGCTCTGCGACCCGGTGGAGCTTCGTACAGAGACAAGCTTGTTGGGCGCATACCGAACAAAAACCCCAGTGAAGAAATAGATACTCTTTTAAAAAATAACCTCGGGTATTTGGTCTATCAAGAGGATGTCATGAATTTCCTTACGCAAATATGCGGTATGTCCGGAGGCGAGAGCGACCGAATAAGAAAGATGATAACCAAAAAGAAAGTTGATGAGATAGAAGCCATAACCCCGAAAATTCTGGACGGGTATTGCAATCACTCGGATAAGCCCAGAGCGGAAGCCGAAGAAGAAGCAATGGAGTTCATGAAAGTTATTAAAGATGCGGGGTCTTATGCGTTCAATTTCAACCACTCTGTGAGTTATAGCTTGGTATCATATCTCTGTGCATATCTTCGTTGCTATTATCCTTGCGAGTTCATCACAGCATATCTTAACAACGCCGCTAATGAAGATGATGTTATTAATGGCACTACGCTTGCCGCCGAATATGGATTTAAGGTAACACCTCCTCGTTTCGGCGCGTCGAGAGATGTCTTCTATTTTAACAAGGAGAAAAAAGAAATAGCAAAGGGGTTGACGAGTGTTAAGTATATGTCCGCTGCTCTTGCAAATGAGCTGTATGACATATACGACGAGGTAAAAGGAAAATCGTTTATGGAAGTTCTCAAAGCTCTCTCGAAGACCTCTATTGACACGCGACAGCTCGACATCCTAATTAAAATTGGCTACTTTGAAGAGTTTGGAAATATGGGAGAGCTGCTGAAGCTTGTACAGGTATACTCGTTCTTTAAGAACGGAACTGCAAAATCTGTTAGCAAGTCCAAGGTTGTAGGTTTCCTTACGGATATCATCTCAGATTATGCGACGGATAAAGGTGTCAAGGGGAACGAGCTTAAGTCCTATACAATAACTGACATGGACGGGCTTTTAGCTGCCTGTGAAGAGCAAATCAGAAAATCAGATGTTCCGGACTTAACCCTTAAAGTCAAAATACAGAATAGTATCGAGTATCTTGGCTATGTTGGTATTCAGACCGGACTGCCCGAAGACCGTCGTAAACTTCTAATAACAGAAGTATTCCCTATGCGTGGACAGAACGGTGTGCCGTGGGGATATAAAGTGAATACGCAGAGTCTGGGTACAGGTAAGCAGTCGTCGTTGACGATACCGGCGAGAATATATGCCGAGAATCAGGTAGCGAAGGGTGATATCGTGTATGCCGACAACTGCTACAAGAATCCGAAAGGATATTGGTATCTTAATTCCTATAGAAAGATGTGAGGTGCAAAATGAAGCCACAATCCAAGAGAGATAAAAGAGCTCAGATTCTTTACGATGAATTACAGTATTGGGGTTTAATTAGTTATGAGTCGGATATGAGAGCTGTAAAAGCTATTGCTAATGAGTTGCCTCAAAGAATGTTAGTAAGGGTCATTTCAAAATTAAGAAGGATGCGCGGCGCTTCGTGAGGTGTTGAATCGAGTTTATCGAAACACAGATGATTGCGAAATGCGTCTTGTTCATAATGCGGGCGAGGGTTGGATAATGGATACTGAGAAGCCAGTTAAGGTAGTGCTAAATGATGCGGCTATAGTCGTAGATACGCATGAACCTATTGATGTAAGTGCGGCGACATTAACAGAGATGGTTGAGTCGGTTAAGGCAGTTAATGATAAATTTTATGAGATTGCTTATAAAGACGGTAATCTTGAAATGAAAGAAATAAAATGATGGTTGCGCGCAACTGTAGGAAAGGAGATTAGGTAGCATGATGATTTATGTGATACCTAAAGACGATGATAAACCTATTAAAATCGTTTTTGAGGGTGGGAAAGGGTCTAATCCCATAATAGAGGATGATCGGGTATATTTTATTGATGAGCACCCAAGTCCTGAAGAAGTTGGAAAAGCGTTTAGAACATTATATGAAAGATTAATGTCTATAGAAGAAGTTTTCGAGAAGCAGATACCAAAGAAGCCGATAAACGAAGGGTGCTATTACTTATGTCCTTGTTGCGGACGTGCGCTTGACTGGTCGGAGGTAAAAAAAATGAGTGATTATATTGACCGCGATGAATTGATAAAACACGTCAAAGATTTACCGACATGGTGGGAAGACGGCGGTGGCGTGTATGGACCGCCCATGAAATATCCAGAGGGTCTTTTCTATCCGGAAGATGTGATAGCGAGTATTGAGAACGCTCCTGCCGCTGATGTACAAAAAATTAAACACGGCAAATGGATGAAGGACGATTCGGACGGTTGCTATTGTTCAGTTTGCAAGTGGTACGCTGACTACGACTATGATTATGTCACCAACAACGGGTTAGGCAATGATGATTTTAACTATTGCTCCCACTGCGGCGCGAAAATGGACGGAGGGAATTGAATGAAGATTGTAAATACGCATACTGGAAAAATTTATATTGATCCCGAACGCAAGTTGGAGTTCCTTACGGTCGGTGATTACGGAAAAGAGAACAACATTAAGGCTAATTTTTTGGGCTTATATAAAGAAATTAACGGCGTCGAAAACACCGAGGTTGATTTATCTAAAAAGTGGGTAGCTACTATCAGTACACAAAAAGGTTGTCCTATGAGATGCAAATTTTGCGATTGTCCGCAGTTTGGCTATCACGGGGACGCGACTATAGATGATTTAGTTTACGAAGTTCAGACAATTCTTCAGAACGAAGCCATAACTACAACGGATAGGTTTAATGTACATTTTGCAAGAATGGGAGAGCCGACATTTAATTTTGCTGTGCTTGATTTTGCAGATAATATCCTAAAGCCGCTCGTGGGGCAATATATTAACGCAAAAACAATCCACCCAGTAGTCTCTACTATGCTCCCAAAGTCCAATAAACGACTGGAAGAGTTTATTTTAAGATGGTGCGATATTAAAAATGAAAGATATAACGGAGAAGCGGGGCTTCAGTTTAGCATTAACAGCACTGACGACGAACAGAGGAATAATCAATTTAGCGGAATGAGTTTGAACCTTGATGAAATTTCTATGCTTGCAGCGAAACTCCCTGTACCCAAGGGTAGAAATATACATTAAATTTTGCCGTTACTGCTGATACAGTTCTTGACGCAAAACGACTTTCTATGCTATTCGACAAGAATAAGTTTATTGTTAAAATAACGCCCATTCATGAAACAAAATCTGCGATAACGAACGGTTTTGACGTTACGACTTCTTACACCGATTACGATGTATACAGGAAGTTTGAACAGCCGTTGGTTGCCGAGGGGTGGAATGTTATTGTTTTTGTGCCGAGCAAAGAAGAGGATGGCGATAGAATCACTTGTGGAAACGCTTTGATTTCTGCGATGACCCAAAATCGATAAAATAGGAGACTGGACTATGACAGACATTAATGTGGTAAAAGAAAGAGTGATTGAAGAATTAAAAAAGCAGGGTATAGATGTGTACTTCATCGACTTCTATGTTGACGACGGCGGCGAGCCGTATTTTGTTTACACCTTCGACGAGTTGATGATAGAAGAAGCGACTGAGTATTATAAAAACAATTGGATAATCGAAGGTGCGTTTGACGATTGGTCTTTTTGGTATGCAGATGAACCGGACGATTGGCTTGTCGCAGATATATGTGACACAATCAAGCACAGAATAGGAGGTAATAACAATGCGTGAGATACTATTTAGAGGTAAAGATTTTTCAGGAGTCATAAATCATCGTTGGTGCTTTGGCAGTTTGGACACAACTGAGGACGACAGAGCAATAATTATATATCCCGATAGGTTTGGAAACAGATGTCAAATTTTTGTTAATCCTGAAACTGTGGGACAGTACACAGGTCTTAAAGATAAAAACGGCACAAAGATTTTTGAGGGCGATATAGTTTTGTTGAAAGGCTATGATGAGCCTTATCAAGTCGTTTTTGATGAATCCTGTTTTCAAGTTTATAGCGACAGTGTTCGCTATGCTATGGATAACTTTTACGACTACGAAATAGAGGTCATCGGCAATATCTACGATAATAAGTTGGAGGATTTTTAAAATGGACTATAGCGATTGTTTAGGGTATCAGCTTGGATTTTGTCGGTTTAGGTGTACCAAACCTGAAAGCTGTGATAATTTCAAAAGCAAATCGAAGTTAATCGTGTTGCCGTGTAGCGTTGGAGACACAGTTTGGTATATCACAGGAATAGGACGCAATCTAATTAAGCCGGCAAAAATAGAAGAAATTATTATAGGCAAAGACGGTATAAAATACTTATATGTGCAGGGTGATAGTTGCAGTTTTGAAGACTCGTTTGATATTTTTTATACTACCGAAGAAGAGGCACAAAGAGCTCTTAAAGGAGACAACAAGGAGGCAAAAGATAATGGCTGATGCAGATAGATGTGTCTGTTGTGGAGAAATAGTCCCCGAAGGTCGGCAAATATGCCCGCAATGCGAGATTGAACTACAGTCTAAACCAGACGTAGGAGCAGTCTTAGGTATTGAAGAGAAAATAGACGAGAATTTAATAAATGAAGATTGGATAAAATTTTATAAAGCACATCCTATTGAACTTTATGAGCTATGTGGATTTCGCTTTACTTTTACTCAAAAAATAATTCTGCGTACCATGTGCCTTTATGAGAGAACAAAAGATAGGAGAAGATTAAAATGAATTGTCTAATATGTGGTAAAGAAGTGCTATTAGACCTTACTCAAAAAGTAATATGGACTTCATGGGGCGAGGAAGTTTGTTGTGCAAGTCACTCCAAAGAGCAATGCACTCTGATGGATTTTATTTAGAGGACGGTGACTCCGAGTAGTTTATTAAGGAGATGTTTAAGTGACAAAAGAATTTAATGAGTGTGTCGGGTGTCCGCCTGAACTTGGGTGTATCGGTGACTCGTGTCCACATAGGCGTGTTACTCGATACTTCTGCGACAAGTGCGGTGAAGAGGAGAGACTTTATTATGTGGACGGCGACGAGCTGTGTGCAGAGTGTGTGCTGGAAGCTTTAGAGATAGTGGAGGGGTCAGATGATTAAACTCGAAAACTGTGAAGTGATGGGTTGGGAAGCTGCGATTCGCGAACTCTATAAAGGAAAAGGTGTCCGCTGGGTTTATCCTAACTTTTATGAAGCCTATATCTCTACCCACGGCAAGTTTCTCTCTTGTGGTACATATCCGACCGAGGAACAAGCAAGAGAAGCGGTTGCGATTACCAAGATTAAGTTGTTTGAAGCAAGTGTAATTGCTCACGGTGATAATCCTTCCGATGTCGTGGAAAGCGTGGAAAAGAGATATTTTGCTTCTCCAAGTGGTAACATTTACAACCAACACGGAGATTTGATGGTTGGTGCAGTAGACCGTTGTGGTTATCGGCACACTATCTTGAATAGAAAAAATCGTAATGTTCATCGTGTGATTGCTGAAACTTTTATTCCAAATCCAGACAATTTACCTTGTGTAAATCACAAAGACGGAAACAAACTTAATAATTCAGTTGATAACCTTGAATGGTGTACTCATTCGGAAAACACATTGCACGCATATCGTGAAGGCTTAGAGAAAAAGCAGACTGGTGAAGAACATCATAATCATAAATTAACTTGGGCTAATGTTCATTATATTCGAGATGTTTATGAAAAAGGGAGCCGGATTTATGGAAGCGCGGCTTTAGGACGATTATTCGGGGTAGATAAAAGCACTGTGTCTGCGATAGTTCATAATGAGACTTGGAGGGAACAAAATGATAAAAATTGAAAATGAGTCTGTGTCAAGTATATCCAGAGCCATATATTCAGCGCGAAATGCTATGAACTCATGGGATAAGTCGGATTCCGATTTAGAGAAAGATATCGTCGGTTCTAACGACCTCGCCCTCGCAAAACGTCTTTGTAGCGCGGGTACAGACCATCGCAAGTTTATGAGAATGATTACGGTGTATGTGGATATAACAGCACCGTTGTATCTGCTAAAAGAGCTCGATCAATATAAGGTGGGTACAGTCTCAAACTCCTGCTCGACTATGCACAAAATCCACGCAAAAGAGTTTACACTTGACGACTTCTCACACGAGCATTTGGACGACGACTGGAATGATAGAAAAAATCTCGTGGCTTACAATGACGAGTATTTTAATACCCCTCTTTGTGTTATGGAATGGATTATTGAAGTCTTAAACAATTACCGTGACTTGTATCTCGAAACTAAAGATAAGAAGTATTGGTATGAGATGATACAGCTTTTGCCGAGCAGCTACAATCAGCGTCGAACTTACTTACTAAATTACGAGGTACTTGCCAACATATGCAAGTCTCGCCGCAATCATAAACTCGACGAGTGGGTTGAGTTTTGTGCGTGGATTAAAACACTCCCATACTCAGAGCTGATAACAGGGGAGCCTAAAGACAAGGGTAGCTCTGAAGACGAGAACGAGGACGAGGAGGACTAATATGGACGCAGTAGATTACCTTAAGACAAAAGAGCGAATGTGCGGAAAGTCATCTGGTTGCTCCATGTGTCCGTTTGCTATGGGCGAACCCTTTGGCTGTGAGACCGTTGAATCTCAGCACCCCGAAGAGGCTGTAGAGATGGTTGAGAAGTGGGGTGTGGAACATCCGGTAGAAACATACATAAGTGACTTCCTCAAGAAGTTCCCGAACGCGATATTGGACGACAAAGGCTATCCCCCTGAGTGCGTGAGATACCTTTACGGCAACGACCATACTCCACTCGGCGACCGTGGGTGCGTTGGTGTTTCTTGCTCGGATTGTTGGAATAGACCTATAAAGAAAGAGAAGTGTAGATATTATAAGGTTGAACACGGAGCAAAAGTGTGCATCGGTCAAAAGGGTGAGCCGTCGTGTAAGTGTGGCGGCGACGTGAATTGCTGTGAGAGAGACTAAAAGGAGAAGATAAATGGGTTATTACTTTAACAGAGAAGATATTTTAAATGGCGCAAAAGACTGCGTTTGCAGGAGCAGGGAGGCGGAATACAGCTCGCCTGAGAACAGCTTTACCGCGATAGCAAATTTGTGGACGAGCTATCTCGATGCGGCATTCCCGGACGAAAAGGTTTTGCTGACCTGTAAAGATGTCGCCGCTATGATGGTGCTTTTTAAAATGGCAAGGGTGGCGACCGGTAGAGGCAAGGCTGATAACTGGATAGACGCGGCGGGGTATGCGGCGTGTGGTGGTGAGACCGAGAAGATAATTCGACCCGACACAGAAGCCTCGAAGGACACTGACTGTGTGGTGGTTGTGTGAGAAAGAAAAAGCTAAAACGGGAGCTAAATTCTCTACGCACCGACCTCGAAGCCGCTAAGAGCAATGCTGATTTTTGGAAGGGATATGCAGAGTTCAGTCAAGAAAAATTAGAAGATAACAAACAACTCCGCGAGGAGAACTTAAGACTAAACAGGCTGCTCGCAGAGGTGACAAGTGACCTTAACGCACTTCGCCGAAGTAGTGGATTCGCTCATGCTTACTGCGCTTACGATGAGTGGTTAGACAAAGAATACTGTGACCGTTGCAGAGAGAACGGATATAACGATTGGAAATGGAGAGGAGTTTTAAAAAATGAAGAGAATCATTGGCGAGATATTTGACTGGATTACAGCAATAGATGAGGCGATAGAAATAACTGCCAAAGATGAGGCTCATAGCGACCACAAGGGTGACGAGCCACAGATACATACGTGTCCCGCAGACTGCAAGGGAGCACCCGGTGCCAACTGGCACTCAATAGAAACTGTCGGCGACCTGCCCGAGTACAGTGGCAAATTTATCGTGACGATTGAGGAGCTTTTTTATTCAATCAATTGTATACACTCGAGACCCCGCAACGAGAGAGCGACCGTTACAGCGTGGTACGACGCCGACTCGATGACTTGGGAGATTGACGGCGTGGACGAACCTATAGACGCAGTTGAGGGTGGAAGTGTTGACGGTGTGCTCACCTTTGTGATGGCGTGGCAGATACTTCCTGAGCCTTACGAGGAGGACTGATGGGATGATTAATATTCTTAGAAATGGAGCAAGCAAAACACTTGAGTTTAAGTGTTCGACCTGCGGGTGCGTTTTCGAAGCAGACATAAATAGCTATGTTCTGACGGGAGAGGAGATTGTTCGTGAGTCATACGATGGGGCGCACAAAGTTGTTGTGTATGCACCTTATACAATGTCAAAATGCCCGTGCTGCGGACGAGTAGCATACGAGGCTTAACTTATATATACGGAGGTTTACAAAACATGAAAGTAATACTTTATACGACGCATTGCCCTAAATGCAATGTGCTGACGACCAAACTGAAATCGAAGGGAGTGGACTACGAAGAAATTACCGATGTGGATGTTATGAGAGACAAGGGTTTTATGTCAACTCCTATGCTTGAGGTTGACGGAAAGACAATGACTTTCGTCGAAGCAATTAAATGGGTTAACGAGGTGGTGTGATATATGAAGTTCAATATAGATAGTCTCGATAGAAGTTTTGTAATTGAATATAATCGTCTGCAAAATGCTTACCCAGAGAGGCTGAGCGAGCTCAATGGGTTTGGAGATAAACAGCTCAACTATACCGATTTCATCGACAATTTTGTTGATAAGCAAACCATAGCAGACGCGAGTATAGATGGTAACGCGAATGTTGCACACAAGGATATTGTTTCGCTCATAAACGAAATGTCGAAGCCCCATTCAAAACTTTTGGCGTTCAACAAGATATTTCATGAGTTGACTAAGAAGTATGGACACGAGGATGCCACTGAGTGGCTGAAGGGCGAGTGGGACGGACACTTTTATCTGCACGACGCTCATAGCTCGTCTTGGGTTCCGTATTGCTTCGCTTATGATATAGACGAACTGGTGAAGCGCGGACTCTATTTCATAGATAACTTTAATGCGGCTCCGCCTCAGCACCTCAATACATATACTGATTTTGTCAGCGAATTTGTGTCGTGGACGTGCAATAGGTCTTCAGGCGCGGTTGGGCTTCCGAGTTTTCTCGTTTATTCGTATTACTTCTGGAAGAAAGATTGCGACGAAGGTTACTTTGTAAAGTCTCCCGAATATTACAGAGACCAGTCTTTTCAGGAGATAATCTATCGACTTAATCAGCCCTATCTGAGGGGCGGAATCCAGTCGGCTTTTACCAACTTCTCAATATTTGATAAGCCATATCTTGAAGCGCTCTTCGGCGGTAAAGAGTTCCCCGACGGCACATTCATTATAGATTATATCGACGAGATTAAAGAATATCAGAAGGCGTTTATGAAAGTGCTTTCAGATACAAGAAGAGAGAACCTTATGACATTTCCGGTTGTTTCGTTCGCTCTTCTTAGACAGAACGGCAAGTTCGTAGATGAGGATTTTGCAAAGTGGTGTTGCCGTCATAACATGAAGTGGGCGGATAGTAACATTTTCGTATCAGAGGATGTTACAAGCTTGAGTAACTGCTGTCGTCTGAAAAGCAACATAAAGGAGCTTGGCTACTTCAACAGCATCGGCGGGTCGGCGCTTGAGGTTGGATCTATTAAGGTAAATACAATAAACCTCGCCCGTCTTGCCTACGAGACAACATCAGAGGAAGAGTATCTTGAAGCTCTTAAGGGTCGAGTAATTACCTGTGCAAAAACTCTTGATGTTATTAGAGATATCATGAAACGAAACACAGAAAAGGGGCTGCTTCCCAATTACGCGCTCGGTATTATCAACATGAAGTCGCAGTACAACACCGTTGGTATTATCGGTGTGTATGAAGCGTTGCAGAAGTTTGGCTACACCTATCACGACGAGTTCGGTAATACATATTATAAAGACGAGGGCATAGAGTTCGCCAAGAAGATACTCGCGACAATCACCGAGATTAAAGACGAGTTCGTCAAGGATAAGGACTACATGATGAACATCGAACAGGTTCCCGGAGAGAGAGCTGCGGCTGTTCTTATGGAAAAAGACAAGCTATTCTTTCCCGATGAGAAATACGACCTTCCTCTGTACGGCAACCAGTGGATTCCGCTCGGCATAAAGACAACCATAGCTGAAAAGGTTAGAGTGAGTGCTATTCTTGACAAGGCTTGTTCAGGCGGCAGTATAGTGCATATTAACATCAGTTCTCCATTCAACAGTTTCGATGAAGCTTGGTATATGATGAATTATGTGGCAGATGCGGGTGTTAACTACTTTGCCTTTAATCTTCGTATATCGGCTTGTGACAACAATCATGGATTCTTTGGAGATACTTGTCCCGAGTGTGGACACCCCGTTGAGACGACATATCAGCGTATAGTCGGTTTCCTTACGCCTACTAAGACCTACTCTGAGGCTCGTAAGAAAGAGTTTGCTATGCGTGACTGGTTTGACCTTAACAATATAGGAGAACTTTAATGCGAGTAAAAGCAATCGAAGTAGAGGCGTTTGGGGACTATAAATATCCTGCAATGCTTATAGGTGCTAACGGTTGCGACTGGAAATGCGAGAGAGATTGCGGGGAGAAGCTGTGTCAAAACTCTTCCCTTGCAACTTCTCCCACTATCGAGGTTGCTCCGCATAGACTGTTTGAGCTTTATCAGTCGAGCACTGTGACGAAAGCAGTTGTGTTTGGCGGGTTGGAGCCCATACTTCAAATAGAAGAGATTCTTGAAGTTATTGATTATTTTCGTCAGCGCACAGACGACCCTATCATAATTTACACGGGGTATACGTCCGATGAAATTGAACCTAAACTAAACGAGCTCAGACGATACAAAAACATTATCGTAAAGTTCGGGCGGTTTATCCCAAACCAAGAGCCCCACAGAGACGATGTTCTTGGGGTGATGTTGGCAAGCAACAACCAGTATGCAGAGAAGATAAGTTAAGGAGAAGAATAATGAAGAAGATTAAAATAAAGTATCATGACGCGAATATGGAGCGTCTTCAGAAAATATCACAGGGCGACTGGATAGATCTCAGAGCTGCCGAAACTGTAGAACTTAAGAGGGGAGAGTTTAAGATTATATCCCTCGGCGTGTCTATGAAGCTTCCTGACGGTTACGAGGCTCATGTTGTACCGAGAAGCAGTACATACAAGAACTTCAAGGTCATACAGGCTAACAGCATGGGAATTATAGATAACAGCTACAGCGGTGACAACGATGTATGGATGTTCCCTGCGATAGCTCTTGAAGATACAAAAATTGAAAAGGGTGATAGAATATGCCAGTTTCGCATAGTGAAGTCTATGCCTAAAGTGCGTCTCGACGAAGTAGACCATCTCGACGACCAATCCAGAGGCGGGTTCGGTTCTACGGGAGTGAAGTAATGAAGAATAACAAGCTTTTGTTTTATGTCTTGTCGTTCACTTGGGGTTTGCCTATGACGCTTGTCGGCGTGGTTGCCGCCGCAGTTATGCTGTTGCTCTTTAGGAAGCCGGAGCTGTGTGGCTATTGTATAAGGTTTAGGATTGGCAACGGCTGGGGTGGTGTGTCGCTTGGACTAACGATAATTACAGACAACCAGTCAGAGAGCGAGATTACATACCACGAACACGGTCACGCGATTCAGAACACGCTCTACGGTTTCTTTATGCCGATTCTCGTATGTATTCCCTCGATGATACGATATTGGCATAGAGAATACCTTGTGCGGATAAAAGGGTATAGATATAGCTCTTTACCCGCTTACGACGACGCATGGTATGAGGGACAGGCGACCAGATGGGGCACAGAATTTATGGCAAATCTCGGACGGTAATTTTAGCCTACAAGTTAACTCGTGAGATATTTAAACTTCAAGTTTATAATCTAAAAACAGTAAAAAGTGAGCTAAAATAAAGAATAACGGTTGACTTCCTTTATTAATGTGGTATAATTCCAGTAGAGAACCTCTCGGTTCCTATACACCTATTTAAGAGCGGTTTTGCTTAAGCAAAACCGCTCTTGTCCTATAAAAGGTATTGACAATATATTTCTATAAGTTATAATTAGCCTGTAGATAAAACAAACGGTAAGGAGGAGCTTTATGACTTTAGAGAAGTATTTCGAAAAGACCGGCAAAATTTATGGCGTTTCAAGTAAGTTTGATTTCGGTAAGTGGCATCACCGATTAGCCGAGTTTGACAGCTTAGAAGAAGCTTATAAGTGGCTTAACACTGAAGAGGGCGACTTCCGCACAAGAGAGATTGGGTCAAAGACTCACATTGCTAAGATTGCCGGTATAACCCCTCAAAAGTTAGACGAAGAACTAAAGCCTTATTTTATGAGATAATTTAGGTAAAAAAAACGGGTAGGGAGAAATCCCTACCCGTTTTTTTACTTAGCCTTCTTCGTTCTCGTTTGCGTCTTCGTCGGGCTTTACTTCACTCTGTTCTTTAGCATTGCCCTGAGCATGAAGAAACTCGTCCGCCGCCTGAGCTGCCGCAGTGAAGCTGTTATTCTTCCAGTAGCTGACGACGCCAGTTACGATGGCGAGCACGACACTGACTATTGCGTACAGCTGATTCTCATCAAAACTGATGCCCGCAACGCCAAATGCGCCGAGTGTGAGGTTGACAAGAGAGCCTACCATAAGAATAAGGCGAACCCAAGTACCAACCGATACATTACTAAGATTCTCAATAATGTCTTTGAATTTTTGCATAATCTTACCTCCCAAATATAAATGCGATAAAGGCTGTCATAGCAGCACCGATAAGAGCAGACACAATGGTCTCCCAACGCTTGCTGGGGCGGTCTTTTAAATCGTCTATTGCTTGCTGAAGCTTTCCGAGGGTTTCAATAACCGTGTTAAGCTTAGAAGTAACAACGCCCTGAGTTTTATCTATATCGTCAACCTCTTTATCAAGAGTGGTGTACTCTTTTTCAAGCACCTCGACGCGCCTTTTGAGGTTCTTTATCTCTGTCTCTAAGGCGTCCATACTGATTGCCATTACGATACCTCCTTAAGATATTTAACGGCAACCCATGACATGATATCCGAAAGCAGAGCCTCCTTCACGCCACTGTTTGTTTGAATTTTTGAGACCTTGTGTTTTGTGGGCGCGAGCTGAGCTTTAGGCACAGCCTTACCTCTCGTATTAGAGAGTCCGCCGTAAACTGCCCCAGTCTTAATTGTTACTGTGGAGCCTACGCCTATTTTTTTTGACGCACTCTTAACCAACGAAAGGTCTGCCGCGTACACCCATGAGTTAATCTCCTTAAGCAAAACTTTGTTTCCACTCACAGACTTAACTGTGTGTTTACGGAGCTTAACCCATACAGGAATACTCTGTCCTGTGGCATACTTCTTGCCCGTAATCTTAACGATATCTCCCGCCTTTATGGCAGAAGCGGGCTGGGTAGGAGTGGATGGCGTTGTCGGCGTAACAGCTGGCGCACTCGCTGTTGTCTTCTTAAGTTTATATACAGAAGCAACCGCGTCGGCTATTGCAATACCGCACTGTTTCTGCCCAGATGCGTTCTCAACGTGTTTACGATCAGAGGTTGTATCAATAAAAACGGTCTCGACGAGGAGGCTCTGACATTTGACCTCTCTAACGAAACCAAAGTAGTTTGTGTTATTTTGTACCTTAACTTTTGCGCCACGATTCGGGATGCCGAACTTTGTAGCAATACTCTTACTAATCGCACCGGCTATTGTCTTACCGGCGTTGTTGCCTACTTTATAGTAAACCTCAGAGCCCGTGCCGTGTGCGGCGTTAAGATGTATCTCCATAGCAAGGTCATACTTGCCAGCGTTTATAGTCTTAATACGACTATAAAGACTCTTGTCTGCGTCGTAATTTATCAGCGTTACATTACAGCCGTACTCACGAAGGGCTGCCGCCGCGTACTTACCGATTTCTCGACCTATCTTAAATTCTTGAAAACCGCCGCCACACGCTCCGCTGTCGTAGCCGCCCCTTTCATTTTTACCGTGTCCGATAGACATAGCTATGTTCATGTTTAATCCTCTCTTTCTATGCCGTCTCAAAATTATTTATCTTTAGGCGCGAATATCTTTCCGTAGACAATAGGTGATTTAACAATAAATTTATCGTTCCCCGCTAAAACCTGTATGGCTATCTCACCGTCTTTCTTTGTTAAAATAGAAGGAACGATATATGATAAAAACTCGTCATCTACTTTAATATCGCTAACACTTTTTACAGTGTCGCCCACAAGAAAATCTATAGAATAAAAGCTCGCACCTTGTAAATCTGGTGTAAGTTGAAAAATAAGCTTAGTCGCCTCATTTTCTCCGACATAACCCATATTAAAGCGAGAGCTTCTCCATAAATCAATTATTACTTCTCGCATTAGCTCAATTCCTCAAAATATACTCCGACGAGCTGCGACGGCAGATAGTGCAGTATAGTACCTTGACCGTTGCTGTCGTCGCGTATGCACTTGTATATCTTGCCGCCGTCGGCATAATATAGGTCTTTATAGTACCGCATACCCTCAGCGGCGGTTATCGGATTTTCAAGCGTTCCGTCCTCGCCGACCGTGATTCTTTCCCAATGCGCGGCGACATTTTCCGGCTGCCATGTCGGGTTAGCCGATATAGCGTTATAGCACCGATACAGACCGCTCGGTCTGCGGACTATACTGCCGACCGCATAATCGACATAGCCACTCCAAAGCGGATAAAGCTCTGCATACTCCAAAGCTTCTGCGTCCGTAGTGACCTTCGTCAACACGCCGTTGATTTTGTCGCGATAAGCCTTTGCCTCTGCTCGCGTCATATATCCGCACCTCCTGTAATTATGTTCAGCGCCTCTTCGGC